GATTTGCTTGGCTTCCATGACTACCCGTTCGATGGTAGGCATATCAGGGCGAGGCACGATACTCGATGGATGCAAGTCAGCATTCTCTCCACCGAGAGCACCGTTTTCCTTCAACTGCTCGATTTGCTCTTTACCCTGTCCAGCAGCCTTCAAATCATCGTCGGACACCAACTCACCCGGAGCGTAATCCTTCTCAATCACCGGGAGATGTAGACGTGTCAATGCCTTATACGACATGGCTCACGCCCACTTACTTAGTTGTTGTCGTCGTGGTGGTTGATTGCGATGGTGGTGTCTGTGCAGGTGTCTTGGGTGCAATTTGCTTTTCGCCACCAGTGATTTCACTTTCATCGGGCGGATTCTCTTCCATGTACTTCATGGCTTCGACAACCTGACCAGATGCCATTGCCTCGCCATACTTCTCACGCTCATATTCAGCGGGAGCCTTATCAGGTGGAAGATCCTCAGGATACTTGTCCTCGCGAACTGCACCGATATCGACAAGCTCCTGCCACTCTTCATCACTGATCTTGAGCTTGCTCTGTGAAATCTCCTCGCCAACATTGATTCTGTTGACAGACCGACCCCACTCATCTCTTTCTACATCGAAGTTATTCCACGCATAAAACGTCGCCATGTTTTTCCACCTCCTAATGAATGGCAATGATTAGAATGCTGTGGCCGAGAATGCCGTCTGAATGAGATAACCGGCACCGGGAGTCACGATCTTAAGATCGTACTTGGTTGACACACGAACGATGTCAGCCTTGCGAGGCTCTTCACGCCAACGATCCGTAGGCCGGATAGAGCCGTCAGGATAGATCTGATTGAACGTCTTGCCGAACGTCATCTGCTGGAGTCCAGGGTTAGGATCGACAATACCGAGCCACACATCTTTACCCCAGAACGATGAAATAACGTTAGCGGCATCGATATTGTTAGCCGTGTTATACACCGAGTCCACAGTAAGAATCTGACCCTCGAATCCAGTCAGAAGCTGGAACGCATTAGCCATCGTCAGGCTGAACGTCTTGAAGCGATCAACCACACGAGGATGGTTCTCGATGTACGACATTCCCAGCGCAGGAATGACAAGCGTGTTGGGATATCTGTACGTGGCAGCATAAATAGCACGCATACCCACGAGGATATCGTTAACCGGGTTCGACGTAGAAGTCGTGCCACCAGTGTAGTTATCCCACTGAGATGCACCCGACAACACTGTCTTGTTGTTCGTACCATACTGAGACGGATCACGAACGAGAGTGCTGACCTTCAATTCGTGATCGAGCATCAGTGAGCGCGTAGCGAGGTTAGTAGCATCCAACTCAGGGTTGATCTGCATAGGGCCACCGAACACGGGGTTAGCATAACCACCCTGAGACGTGAGCTGCTGACGCTCTTCATCGTAAATCGGGACTTGTAGGGAACGCTCGCGAGTGTAGAATGTATCCTCACTCCACTTCGCACCCAAGATTTCATTTGCGACCGTTCCCGGTTCGCGTCCCGACTCGAACACTAGCCAGTTGCTTCTGTCGAATACGCGGTACCTTCCCGACTGAGTCATTACGGGAGTAGGGGGGAAGATTCTATCTCCGTAGAGAGCCTGATCCTTAAAACCAACAGAGAAGTTGGTCAGGATAGGATCTACGTAAAGGGTACCTGGATCGTACATTGAGTAGTCTCACCACCTTCCGAATAATTGTGGGTTTACGGCGCCAAACCTGCGTAAGGCTCAAGACGAACAGTGATCTGATCGAGAGGATTCAGAGCAGGGGCGCCCGTGCAGGTACCGATAACACGTGCGCCAGTCGTAGCAACGACAGCCTGACCAGACGCATTGATAGCTACGATCGAACCAAGTGGAATTGCGGCAGCAGCTTCCATGATCGTCTCGCCCATCGTGCGACAAGAGGCACCCTTACCACGCGGAAGCTCTGTGGCAGATACTCCGAACTGTACAACACCAGCGATAACATCAGTGATTGCAGCAACTGGAACCACCGACGTTTCAGTCTGACCAGGCAGGAACTTTACAGCGCGATACTTCGTAAGAACAGCACCAGCGCGATAACCCTTATCGAGAACAAAGTTACCGTGTGCACCAGCCATTGATTAATTCACCGCCTTTCGGGCAATTAGATTAGGCAGGCAGAGCAACTGAGTAAGCCTCGGCAAGATCGGGATGCCTCTTACCAGCCTCAGTGATTGCCGCCATGTAATCCATTTCAGGATTGTCCTTCTGGATCTTGCTAACGACTTCCGCGAACAACTTGCGGGCAGTTGCGATACCAGGCGCGGAGCTGGTATCAACGATAGGCATATCGTCGGTTGCGCTGCTACCGATTTCGCCGAATTCCACGATACCACCATTGACGATGGTTCTCATGCAATCCTCGAACTCTTCGATAGTAGCAGTACCTTCCGCGAAATGCTTGTGAAGCTCCGTAACCTTGCTGAGCGACATCGAGCTAAGACCCTTTGCAGTTTCCTTGAGTCCAAAGCCCTCAGCCTTACGCACGCGAGACACAGACTCACTGAACTGACGTGCGCTATTCTCACGATCACGATTCATGAGCTTGTTGTGCTCACCCCAAAATGCGGGATAGTCCTCAGCGAACTTGCGCTCCTGAGAAGCAGCATCCACGGTACGCTTCAACTCAGTCAGTTCACCAAGCTGAAGTCGAGCAGCCTCGATAACATCTCCATCCGAGGTAATACCCAGAATGTTGCGCAGTTCATACTCCTGTTCTACACTCATTCCCTCAGACAATTTCTTCCCTCCTCTCGGCGGTGTTGTAGGTGGTGTCGGGGGCGTTGTAGGTGTAAGCGGTGGTATACCTGTTGCACTTCCGGCTTGTGGAGGTACAATGTTGATTGTTGTTGATGGTGTTGCGCTGGCTGGAATCGGGGGAGTTGTTCCGCCTTGAGGCAATCCAGTTACGGGATCGTCGTATGCACCAGGAGGCGTCTCACGTCTCCACTGATTCACAATAGCGGGATCAGTGATACCTGACTCAGGCCCCAAGTTAGGCGCAGGCGGTGTACCTGTTCCAGGCTCAGAATGCTCCCACTCCTTCGATTCTTTGAAGGTATAACCAGCCTGTTCAAGCAGATTGGCAGCCGAGATAATCGCTTGCTGCATCTCGGGGTTAATTGCATTGGGGTCGATAATGTTGAGATTTTCTTCTAACGTTTCACCCATGCTGGGAGAACCTCCCGCGTTCGACAACATCTTTCGTGCACGAGATTGCAGACTATTCTTCATGCTGGCACTCAGCCAACTACCAGCCTGAGGAATACGAGCAATAGCATTTCTTAGGTGTGGCAAATCGATCTTGCCATCGGAGCCTTTATACGGGAAGTGCCTTAGGCTTCGGGGGACAGTTTTACCCTCGCTGTCTTTCGATCCACCGGGTTGCACGTACAAGAAGGCACTATCGGGAAGATCGTTTACTGTCTTAGTCGTCCAGACAGCGAACTGTTTCTTTGTCTCGTAATCCAACTCCTGCCACATAGCCTCGGAGAAGTTGATGGGCATCATGTTCTTGGCAACCGGCCGATTCGTGAAACCTCCGCCAGTAATGACATCTTGCCATTCTTTTCCGTTGTTGTCAGTCCACAAATCCTCCCATTCGAGTGAGAAGTATCGCCACTTCTTCTCACCCAACTCCTTACGTGCGTCGTCAGTTAGCTCGATGCGTGCAAACAAGCTGGGAAGCGTAGGATCTTGCGAATGCGGCTTAATAGCCAGTTCCTTGAACCACCCGCTTGCCTGATTACCCTTCGCACGATCCATACCGTGATTGAAGTCGGTAGCGATGTCTTGACCACGAACACGACTGTTGAAGTTCTGTACAAACCGCTTCAACTTGTCATACGTGATCGAAACTTGTCCGTACTGAGGTGTGTGGAAAATCTTGGCAGGCAGCGCCTCAATCCAGATTTCGTTTCCGCCATCGATTTGCGGTGTATCAACTAGGGCGAATTCTCTCATCTATTTAAAATCACCCCCTCTCTCGGAAAATTGAGTCTTGCAAACTCCCCAAAGAATTCAACAGCAGCTTTATCATAAGCTTTGGCTGCTTCTTCTTCAGAATTAAAACGACCCAAATTTTTATTTCTCCCGTTTATTTTGATGTATACTACCCACTTACATTTCCAGTTATCCCATGAAACACCTTTATATTTGGAAGTCATTCCACCAGCTTTTTTCTGATTGAATGAATTCTGTTGATTAGTCGCCAGTCTGAGATTACTGTCTACACAGTTTAAACCATCTCCATCGATATGATCTATCTGCATTCCATCTCCCGTTTTTCGATCCATAATGAAACGATGAAGAAGGACAGTCCTTCCGTGTATATTCGCAATCGCATACCATCCTTTTCCACTCCAGAATGCAAACCATTTATGCTTCGACACTTTCTCAAATTGTCGAGCACTAATGTATGCAGTCTTATCTTGTGAAAGAGGGATTTCAACTATCATTTGATTTAGATCCACGTCACCTCCTTTCCCGTGAGAAATGAGCCACTGACCCACATCGTGTAATCCGTTTCGCAATTCTCGATGAAGTACGCCGAATAGTTTACACCGTGTGTAATAGTTCTGATGTAATAAAGCCGTTCGTTCTTGACGAAGTATCTGTTGAGTTTGACTTTTGGCAACGCGGCGGCCTCCGCTCCAAAAGCAGCACAGGCCATGTCCTGAATTGGAACAGTGACTTCATCGTCAACTGCACGGGTATGACTGTGAGCCATTAGTGAGCACCCATTGGTGGGACTCCAACATTACCAGTCTTAACTGCTCCTGGAGTGACATTGCCTTTTTGGTTAGCTACTGCTGCCTTGGGGCCCTTGCCATTAGTAGGTGGTGTGGTTTGTGTACCATTGGTTTGTGTGGGCGCGGCTTTACCAGCGGCAGCAGCGAGGATTGCTTCGGGAGTAAGTGGGGTGACATCTTTGGGAGTGACTGGAACTGTGGGTTGTGCATCAGGAAGCTTGTCGGGCATGTCAAACGTCTCCCTGATCCAGTTCTCGGTATCCATGTCAGTCGTCAATGCACCCTGAGCAAAGAGATTGGCGAGCGCAGCGCCAAGCATTTGGAGGTCGCGCGTCTCGCCAATATTGCGACACTTGAGTTGTGGGAAGTTCTTGGTGGGAAAGTTCCACACGACAAGCTCGGGAATGAGATACATGTTGATTGTTTGGGCGATGTAGTTAGCGACGTGTTTCATCGCCTTCATGAACATATCAGCTCCTGTGGAAGCTGTGTTTCTTCCACCGCTCCCACCGGCGACCTGCATTCCCATGACAAGGAACTGACCCATGACGTTAGCCATGATCGCCGCGTTATGATGTTCCGCCGATTTAATGACATCGACGAGTTGTGTCGAAGGCTCGATGAAGTCGATTTCAATGGTGGGCGTCTGAATGACGAAACTTTCTTCGTTCGACCTCAAGTTACGCAACAAGGTGCGCAACATAATCTTATCGCTTTCCTTGGCTCCAGGGAGAACCTTGCCACGCGGGATACCAATGGCGTGCCGTTCTTTCTGGATAGCATCCATCTTATACATATGTGTCTTGTAGAACCAATGCGGGTAGGCAGTTCTGAGGATCGACTTGCCCTGGAGGTTACCGCCCGACTTGTTCCACGAGAAAACCATCACCTTAGCGATATCTATGGTGACTTGCTTGCTAGTGCCATCCGACTGAATAGCGCCCTGAACGACTTGTGTTGGGCCACCGTTGTTATCGTAGACAATCTCTTGCACCGTTTGCGCTGGACGCACACCGAGCTTCTTGAGCATCGTATACGTCTTGGTGTTGGCGCCTTTTGCTGAGGCACTCCACTCACGCTGCTCATAGACTTTCTCGACGACTGAGTAACCATCTTCACAAAAATGCAATATGTCCTCAAGCGAGTTGTTGAACGGGGCCGTCATGCCCTCAAAGAGATTATTCTCAATGAACTCGGCAACCAATAGATCCGCGGGGTCATTACTGTAAGGCTCGACGTAATAGTCAGCACCGAGGATAGGAGTTTTCATGACACGCACAGACATATCCACGGTCGAGTCCCGCATCATCTTCCAGTAAGTCAGGATAGATGTGTAACCAGGCGCTAGATCAGGTACGATCTCCCTGATTACAACGGGGACAGACGAGCCTAGCTCGCTATTCAAGTCAGGCCGTGGAATTTGTCCTAATGCTTGATTGCCAGCGTTAAGCCCACTAGTTCCAGTCGGAATGTTCTTCGCTGCGGTACCAGCGACTTGTGGCTTCTTGGGCGACTTGCTTGATTTGCGTCGGGGTATAAGTGCCATGTGAGTGAGTTAGTGCTGTTTGCAACGAGCGGGGCCGTGGTTTACAAAGGCCGCACAGGAGCAGATTGGGCTGTTATTTGGGTGTGAACTAATAGAGCGTGGTGCCCAATGTGATGTGGTCGTTATGGGCTAGCACGAACTGTTCGCTTTCAGAGCCTTTATACTGTTGACCATAAACGTCGGCTAGACTGATTCCTGCGCCGTTCACGTAGTACGGGCCAATGAAGTACCGTAGTGCGTCAGCGGCGTGGTCATCTATCTTATGCTGGATATTACCCTCGTTCGAGTATTCATTGAAGTCCTGGGTATTACTGGTACGACGGAGCTGCTCTTTGACGTGTAGCTGCGTGAGCTGCCTGATAAGATTGGTGCAACTGTGGTGAATTCTGACTTTATCGGCTTTCATCAGCCGCTTTAGTTCCTCAACAGCCAGTGTATAAGGAGTATCTTCTTGGCTGACGTAGCCAATCGTGAGAGCTAGGGTAGCAGCCTGATCCGCGCCACGTGGGTCACCCCACATTGCATCGATATGATAGCCTTGGGGTTGGGGGCGGTTAAGCAAGTAGAGGCCATGTTCGTGAGTTGAGATGTAGGACTTGTAGTACTCACGCCAGACGTAGAAGGTGTCATCTTGGTCTACTTGTATGTCCAAACAGACAAATGGGTTGCTAAATCCATAGTCGAAGGCTAGGTAGTTGGCCCATGCAGGATTGAAGCACTGAAGTGGGTCAGTTGGGGTGCGAATGACCATTGTTTTGTCATTAAACTCTTCATAAATGGTTCCGGCCATCGTTGTAAAGCTCGCACCGTACTCTTGATCGAACCAATGCTTGCTTGCGAGCCGCTTAACACGCTGTATTTCTGGGTTTAGCAAACCTCCTGGGAATCTTACGGAATTTTCCCAAGTAGGAAACGACCATGAACGATATTGAGACATTCCTGCGGCTAATTCAGGTTGTTGGGCGGTTATGTTGGCAATGTTGTTGGGGTTAGGTGTGGGTTGATTGGACTGGGGTGTGGTGGCTGCGCGGTTGCTAGCGGCGTGAAGATTGAATAGATCGGCTTCTTGTCCAAGCAGCCACAAGCCGTGATACCAGTTGTATCCTTTAGGGGTACTGGGGAAGTCACAACTGCCAAGCAAGTCAGACAGAGCTGGTTCGACATACTGCTCCCATGTGGATTGATCGTGACGTGCAGCCTCAGACATAATTGCGTGTGACAAACCCTCACCAAGTAGTGAATCGGGCTTGTCTGCTGAGACGACTTCGATTGTTGCGCCCCATGGTGTTTTAATATACATGGTGCCTTGGGCTGCACTGTAACCCTTGCGACAATATTTGAGCAAGCCCAACTTGCGATAGTCGTCGTAGGTGACTCTAAACTCTTTCTCACCAAGCTTGTACGTAGGGCCAACGATCCAGTTCCATGAATCGGGCACAAATGATTTATGCGTCATACGATGCCCTGCCACGATAGACTTGCCATAGCGTCTACCGCAGCAGGGCACGTTGAACCGCGCTTTAGAAAGGAGGTAATCGTGCTGACCAGGGGAATGCGACTTAAACCCTATTTTCTTATACAGGGCTTCAGCAGATATGCCAGGCTCAACACCTGATGGATTAACTAACAGTGACATCAGTCGTCGCCGTTATCTTCCATCTCTTCTTCGACATCTTCGATGGGGCCTGAAATGACACTGGTTTCTACGGTGGGGATACCATAGTCACCATCGCTATCAGGTGTACTGGTGATAGTGTGCGTGATGATGGTAACCATTTGGCCTGCCTCCTCAGCCTCTTCTGCTGCATCTTCGGGCTGAGTGTCATCGGCTTCTGAGCTACTCATCTTTTTTCCTTGTGTGTTGGGGGTTAGGAGAACTGCGGGCTATTAGGATCAATCATCAAATCTTTGAGAAGATCCTTGATACCATCGCCATCTGCACGTGCATCAGCAAGCGCTTCCTTGACGATTACCTGGCAAGCGCGCAAACGCACCGAGTCGCTAGTGGAGTTGGCTGAGAGCCACACGATCTGAGCTGCTGCACTTGCAATGTGTTTCTTGAAGAAATCTCTTGTGAATCTTTCGACGTTCTCAGCAGCTCTATCTTCCGGTGAGGGGTTACGCTCAAACTCTTCTCTAAGCGACTTTGCATACTTAGCATATTCAGCCGCTAGTGCATCGTCACTTGGGCCAAACAATTCTGAGTGATTGCCAGTGGTTTCGGGTTCGTGGTCGGATGTGTTGGTGTCGTCTGCGTTGAGGTTGAGTTTATCGGGTGTGGGATCAGTTGGATCTGTGGGGTCGCCGGCGGGTGTGTTGTCTGCGTTAGGATTCATCCTCATCATCTCCATCATCATCTGGTTCAGGATCAGTAGGAGGCTCAGTGGGAGGTGGATCTGTGGTTGGTGTTTCAAGTGTGGTTGTAGCGGTGTGGGGCAATTCAAACATTAGCTGGGCTTGGTTGATTTGCCTCGTCCCTGAAACAGGTGGGTCTAGCACGACGGTAGAGGCTTGTGGGTCGTCTGCCATTTGATGGATTCCTTTCAGTTGCTTCAGGTTAGGGATTTGGGCATGGCTCGGCCCACCAGGAAGGATAGCACGTTACTCAGTGCAATCTCACAGGTCATGCGTTAGGAGCAAATCAATAATTTGAAGTGGGATTTGATTTCGTACACAGACGGTGATAGCGCCTCATATTCTGCGCGCCGAGGGTTTACAGTCCCTCGGCGCGCTTGGGTCGGACGGATGTTCGCTAGCCTCACGCGGCCCCGGAGGCTAGTTCGGCGTGCGCACCGAACCGTTCATCTGACGTATGCACCGCACGGCTCGCGCTCATCACCTCACGCGCCTGACTCACGGCAGTAGCCTTACGCGCCTTACGCGCCTCAGCACGTGCGGCCTGCTCAGCGCTCACGTAGTCGCTTACGGGCCGGACGATGCGCGTGCCGTCCGCGTAGATCACTGTGACGGCTGCTAGTGAGGGGTGACGCCTGACGTGGTCAATGGCTTGCGCGTAGTTCGCTCCATCGGCGTCAGGGTGTGTTGCCACACCGATTGTGTACACGTGGCGTAGCGTGCTGTGCGGTGCGTAGTGATCGCGCTGCGTGACTTTCAGACCAGGGACGATGCGCACCTTGCGATCCCCGTATGCGCCACGTGCAGCCGCGCGTACTTCCAGACCATCGGTCAGACTCCCGTACAGGCGCGGGCGCCGCGTGACGCTTGACAGCTTGGCCTTGCTTGCGGGGATCACCCCACCATTCAGTTCAGCAGCACGCGCGGCCTGCTTGGTTGCCTTGCTTGCATGAGTCTGCTCGTTCTGCTCGTTCTGCATGCGCTCACGCTCCTCGTGCGTCAGGACGCGCTCACGGACGATTGCGTCGCGCATCAGCTTCCCATACTGTCGCTGCTCACGTGAGAGCACAGGCGCCCGCACAGCGCTTTCCAGAGGCATCGGTGCGTCTAGTGTGTCGTGCGCGATTGCGAGTGCATCCATGCGAGCATGTTCCGGCCACAGATACCAGCCGTTCTCATCCTCGGTGCCGACGATGCAGTAGAGGTGGCCATCCTCGGTGCCACTGTGCTGACGTTCCACGCGCAGACCACAGCGCGCCATCAGCTTGCTTTCGTTCCAGTGTGTGCGCAGCTGGGCACGTGCCTCGCTCACCTTGCGAGCCTGCTCACACTGTGCGTCTAGCGTCATGCCACTGTCACACTTGCGGCCCGGCAGATTGATCGGGGCGATTGCAGGCATGCTGCGCATGCTGCTCAGTTGAGCGTGGCAGTTGACACGTGCGACGATTGCATCGCGTGCGGCTGCTTCACTTGCGAGGCGGTTCCTGTGGGCGACGAATGGATTCATGGTTGAGCCTTTCGGTATGGGGGTGATGCGCGCTTGCCTTGTGCGCGCATGCACAGTATGACACGAGAGGTGTTATCAGAGTGTTATGATTGGCACACATTATCGTTACACGTCCAGGCGTACCTTTCCGTCTGTGAGTCGCGCCGCACTCGGCGCCGCACTTGTGACGCACAGTGTGCGACACGTAGCACGTAACACGTAGCACGTAGCATACCAGTGTGAGATTCAATGGTTGGCACGTTCAATCGTTGTGATTGAATCCCTTATACTGGTATGCTCAGTAGACATCATCAGAGATGATGAGATGCTGAGATGCTGAGATGATGTCAGCTGAGCAGCTGAGCAGGTGAGCAGGTGAGGTGACCTCACGGATTCATTACAACTAGTGGGGTACGCTGTGCTCAGTAGCAAGTTGCGCAAGCTACAAACTTGGCAAACTTGGCAAGCTACAAAAGTGCCAAACTTGGCAAACTTGCTCGCTCCAAGACAAAGTCCTTTACAACTACGCTGCTACAGTGGATTGAGTGAATGCAACTGAATCGAGTGAGAGAGGAGGTGAGAAAACATGCCATTGAGTAACTCGCAAGTAATGAGTCTGCTCACGGCCTCCGGCTCAAAAACCGGCACAGGACAAGGTAATCAACGCTACTGTGACTCCGATGGAGTGATCCAGTTCGGTAAGCCGAGTGCTGATGTCGTGGGTAAGTTCGAAGGCAAGCAAGGTACTGTAAGACGTAGTCGTAAGGGTAGAACTACCCGTCTGCCTAACGGTACTCGCAAGTATTACCCCGGTGGTGATGGAACCCTCCGGTTTCACGCAGACGGGACGGTCACCAAAGATGAGGTGTCCTGGTACAAACTGTAGGTTCGTGGAAATCCACAAATGCCTTGAGTGTCGGACGCTTAGGATATATGAGCGTGTATAAGTTCCTCGGGTGAGTTGCGTGATGAAATCGCCCGATTTGCAGGGATTATGAGAGAGTTGTAAGGAAAGTGTAAGCTTTACCGTTCGCTCACTGTGAACACGTCAATATTCTTCTATATTATAGATTAGTAGTAGTATAAGTAAGTAGTTTAGTAAAACTCGGGAATACGAACATACGTTCGACGAAGCTCGGGTAGAGGTAATCTAAGTCCGACCGGCTTAGATTACCTGTCGGAGCGTCGTAAGAACGCATGTTCGCCCCGGCATGTGCTAGAATCAGGGGATGCCACTTACTCCCGATAAGATCGCTGAAATAATGGCAATCGCGGCTAAAGCTGAAGTGAAGGTTCCGCCTGGAGCGTATGAAAGGCCGCCTCTCTCACAGCTAAAGAGTAAGCAACTTCCGCTGAAAACCCACAAAGAGGCAGTACGCAGAAGAACGAGGGCAGCCGTAAAAAGAGGTGAAATCAAGCCTCCCGCTGATGGCTCATGTGAAGGTTGTGCCTCCAAAACAAGATTGTACATTCACCACAATGACTATTCGAACGATCTTGATGTAACGTGGTTGTGTTCGAAATGTCATTACAAAGTTCACCACTAACCCACCCCGAGAGGGGGTGAAAAATATGCCGCTTACTCAGGATAAGATCGCACAACTGTATGCGAATCGTCGCGTCAAGGGTCTGTTTGAGGAGAAGCTCACCGAAGTCTATCATAACTCCGATGAGTTGGGTTTCGATCCTTACGAGGATTGGCCGATGGAGTTTGCTCCCACGGTCATGGTTCCTAAGCTGAACCCAGACACAAATCAGCCCACGGGCGAGTTTGACCAGGTAACCACGCGCAAGTCACCGACGAGTGTTTACCAGGGTTTCCGCAATGCCGCTGAAAAGATGGGTATTGCAGACGACGTTGATGTCGTGCAAAGAGAGGGTTCCGTGTTCGTGCTCATCAAGTCGCGTTGTCTCCTCGCTGCTCCGGTTGCAAGCTCGAATGGAAACCACCCCACGGAGGTTTCCGAGTCCACCACGGACACCGATAGCGAGTAACAAACTCACAAGCCTCACGTAGTAACTTGACAAATGGGTCGCTGTCTGCTAAGATAAGGGACAGCGGCCCAAACGTCAACAAAAGTCAATCACAAACCCCCACAACCCACAAAGGTACAAATGACCGTCAAGGAGCTTATCGAGCAACTGAGCAAGTTGCCGCAAGACTTGCCTGTCGCTCATATGGAGTACGACACTTCAAGCTTGGTTGATATGGTGTATGAATCAACGTACAGCAAATACCTCACTCATGAGGAAAGACTCACCAAGCCTGATCCTCGATACAGCCACGAGCAAGTCAAGTGTGTTATGTTGGTGTAACAACTAGCCCCTACGCGGTAAGTAGGGCTAGTGAAGTGTAGTGACCCGAACGGGATGAAGTCCTAGCCGGAACGCGCTAGGTTGCCTAAATGGCAAGCTGCGACTCTCTAGTAACCTCACTACACTTCACTAACCCTACAACCCACAGAAAGGAACCACAAGTAATGGAAACTGAGGTCACAACTTCGGTTGACCTCGATTCCAAGCTGGACGATTGGCATAACGACATCGCCAAGCGTAATCGTGAGACTAACATCCGCATGGTTTGGGCGGAAAGCTTGTACCGCGCAACTAACGGTGAAGTCTCGCTTCCGTATGATCCTTCGACTCAGACGGAGTACGTTACCGTCCAGGCGAAGAAGGTCAATGAAGACGGAAGCCTCACGACTGATTACGACAAGGTTGATGTCGAGGCCACGGAGGATATTCTCCGTTGCATCGTCCGTCATGCTCGCAAGCTGGGTCATGGTGTAACCAAAGACTACAAGGGTGATGAGTTTGTTGTCACCGTGTACTTGGATGGTAAGCCTGCTCCCACCCCCGGTAAGCCCGGCGAGTATGCTTGGTATCGGAGTCCCAAAGCGCGTTACGTTGCTTCTCGTAACGTCGTGTGCGAAAAGAAGGTCGTTGGTGTCGAGGAAGTCCCTGCTGTCCCTGCAACCACTCGTGAAGTTTATGATTGGGATTGTAGGAAGGTAAGCTTCCTCGGTGAACCTGCTCCCAACGACTAAGTAACACGGTGGTTCCCTGTTATCTACTGGTACGGTGAGAGAAGTGGACAGGGGTAAAACTTAGTGAAGCGGCCAGCCAGATAGCTAAGTTTCCACCAATCGTTCCACTCTGCTCCTGTGCAGCCTTTCAAACGAGAGGCTCGGAGTTGTCAAAAGTTAACACCGAATCACTCAAACCACTGTTTACCAAATAGTTGAATAAGACAGTGACAAAGTCCTAGTGTCTCTCTAGGTTCGCACCTAAACCAGGCGGCCCGCCTAAGCGAATAAGTCACTGTCTTATTGAACTACCACACAAACAACGGGAGCGTCCAACTAAAATGACTGACGAAGAGTGTGTTGCACTACTCCGTCTCATGCACAAGTACGTAACGGAGTTCGATAGTTGTACGGATATGTCTATCAGTGATATGGCCGAAGATTTGGCTATGTCGATGGACGTAACTACCGATGAAGCTGATATGCTAAGACAAGAGATTACCGCTGCTGTAACGTAACACAAACCAACAACAAACAACGGGAGAAAACTTAAGTGGGTGCAGTTATTTTTCTACTCGCTTACTTAGGTGGTCTAATCTGGTGTACTGTCATTGCTGTCCAGAAAGGTCGGACAACGATGGCTGTTATCGGATGGCTGATCTGTTCACCGCTCATTGTGATTGCGGCTTGTCGCATTGGCAAGCCTACGTCCAAGTGGGCACGTGAGAAGTATCAGTATGATCCGATGAAGCTTGAGGTTTCCAAGATGCGTTTCCCTAAGGAAGCGTATCTGATGAAGCAGCTCGCGACAACCGATCAGACCGCTCAGGTAGCGTAACAAGTTAGTCCGAGTGGATATCTAACGTTCGACTCGTTAGCGGACTATATCCTTCAAAGAAAGGAGGTGTCAAACAAACCACATGAAGCTTTCTATTGCAGCCACAAGTGCTGCTGTTGTCATTGCCGCAACCATGGCTGCAAGTGCGTCAGCTTATTCATATCCGAATGGCGTTCGTGCAGCCATCGTCAAGGGTTGTATTGGCAATGATTACAGCAGCAATAACATAAGTTATTGTAACTGTTTCGTCAATCAGGCGGAGAAGCGTTATACGGTTACTCAGGTGATCGCTATAGTCGTGAGTGATAAAACTCCGGCACGTATCATGAAAGATTCTAGAGTCATCGCTCTCGCAGTTCGTTGTATCAAGTAACAACACAAGTCTAACACTTCCCAACGGGAGTGAGCCGGAAAGGTTACCCCTGATATCAAGGTGTGTCGGTTCGAGTCCGACGCTGGCTCATCGCTACTCATAGTAACACTAATCACAACTAAAAACTAAGGAGGTGAAAATCCTTGTCAACACCACAGTTTAGGCAGATTTCTGAGCCACAGATGAAGTTCATCAGAAGTCTACTGAATCAGAAGGATTGGTCTGGTCTACCGGCTCAGCAAGTAGACTTTCTCAAGGTAGTCGATGAAGAACAGCCTGATGATCCTGATAAGCCAAGTATCCTGGATAGCATGTCTACCAAGCAAGCTAGCAACTGCATCCAAGCTTTGCTCGCTTGTCCTGCTAAGCCTAAGCCACAACCCACTGTCCCACAAAGCTTGCCTCAGGGTGCAACACAGACAAGTGAGTTGCCCACTCAACCCACACCAACAACCCCCAATGTCCCACCCTGTCGTGAAGGATACTTCTACATTGAAGATCCTACCGAACCCGATCCACTAAAGCGGGGGAAGTTTTTTAACGTGAGTCACGGTAAGGAAGGCACACGTTGGGAGGGTTACGCATTTCTCAAGGTGCAAGCATCGGATTACTTCTACCCAATCAAAGATGCCAACCGACGTGAGAAAATCTTCGCTAAGATTATGGAAGATCCTATCCAGGCCATGAATAACTATGGTCTAAAGCTCGGTAGGTGTGGTGTATGTAACCGTACACTAACCGATCGTCACTCCATTCTACGTGGTATCGGCCCAATCTGTGCTGCCCGCCTAGGCCCCACACCCGATCAGGAAAGCCTGCTCAGAAGATTGGGATTCGTAAAGGAGGACAACTAACACAAAATGAAGATCACGCAAGAACACTACAAGATTTTGCGTAATGAGATTTCAATGCTACCGAGCGATGAAGTCTCACAACACAAAAAGGCTCTCCTTAGCGATCCCAGAGTAAAGGATCTTGATAAGAGATTTCGATGGGATCTCATGTATCGAGCAGGACTCAATAAGTGGGTGTGCGAAACACTCTACCCATACATGAACGACACGCATTTGGATACCGCTTTGAAGAGTGTAGTTAAGGATTTGGGAATCTAACAACAACTGCGGAAGAAAGTGAATCGGAAACATGAGCTACGTAGTTGAGTCAAGTAACAGCGACGCTAAGCATAAAGAGGTGGCTAACCTCAGATGGCTGCTGCGTCACTGTAAAGAAGTTGCAAGCTTCGAGGTTTGCACTAACAAAGCCGTTTTCATTGATGGCTGGACAATGCCACGCCGAGAGTATTCCGCTAACTTCGATTGCATCATGATTGCGCGTATGAAGGTAGATAAAAACGGTAACGAGCGCAAGTTTGTGACGCAATGGATGGATCACGGTATTTTGCTGGATTGGGTGGATAGGCCGGTATTCCGTGGTCTACCGATCATCTGGTTCAGCCTCAAAACTGTCGTGGGTGAATGGAACCGATGATGTCAAAAGGCAACTAATAATCATGGACACCTATGCTGTCGCGATTCAGGATGAAGCTCTGCTTGACGTGGTAGTCACGGGTCAAACCTGTTATATCGAGTTTTACCAGGCAGACGACGTTGACCACGCTTTCGAGCAAGCGGAGAATGCCCACGCTGATACAAAGTCCACAATCCTCGCAGTTGCCAAGTGTCCTGCGTGTGAAGGCTTACTCAGCCTGATATACTAATCACATAGCACTCTTGACATAACGCGGGATCTGTGCTACACTGTGCCAAGTGACCGGGAGAAGTACAGCCCCGCTGAATCACGTAACCCACAAACCACTACTCAGGCTGCTCCTGTGCTGCCTTTCGTCAAGTTGCCCACGCGTTGACTTTTGGCAACCCCGTACCGATCAAACCAACGGCCGCACAGCCAGACCAACGGGAGAAACATGCAATATATGGTGTTCACGATTAAAGTGAAAGACACCGAGAATGAAGAAGATGTGAATGTTTACTTCGAGGCTCTCGCTGATACTTTCACAAAAATCGTAAATCTCTCAGCTTTCGGCTTCGACACGACCCAAACATTGGTTGTCACTGGTGACGACAATGGGTGAAGTACTAGCTATTTTCCTCGTTTTCTTTTGGGTGTTCCTGATTCTGTTGTGGGGTAAACGTCAGATCAGGAAACGTTGGGGCGAAGATCACAGAGGTTACTAAATGGCTCTGTCCAAGAAAGATCGCCAACATTTGTCTCGTAGGTTAGCTCAAGTTCAGAGACGACAAGCATGTCTAGCCGAAGCAATGGGAATAGCACAATGGGTAACTGAGCATTTCGAGGATAACAACGTTTCTAAGAAACTAATCGTGGCTCAGTTGTTCAAGATAAAGAGATTGTCTGCTCAGGCTGGAAGTCCGATAGACAAAGACTTCTCTGATTATATCAATCTATTGCAGCAAGAGACTGGTGATTTGGACGAACTAGTCCGAATGATAAACAAGCTTGGTAAGCAGATTGTCAAAGAGAGTCAACGTCTTACGGCTCCTAAACCTCTACCAAGAAGGCCCACTCTCTGTACCAACTGTCATAAACGGGAGGCTCATTTCAGTGGTGAGTTTGGCTCACTATGCAAGCATTGCGCTGATGAGCTTGGCGTTAGACCGAAAGGGAAAGTAGGTGAATCATGAGAGAAACTGATATCAACAAGAAGGTGTTTCATCGTGGACATTGGATGATTCTCGCTAAGCAACTTCGCGAGGCGTTTCCGACTTACACGCCTGATCGTGATGAAGATGAAGAGATGTGGAATCATGTAATGACTTCACGAAGCACACTCATTGGTCTTGAGCTGAGTCTCGCTACAAGATTTCTGGCAGACAACGAGGACTTTGATCCTGTGCTGTTCATGAATAACTGCTCGCCTAACATTGAGGAGTTTCCTCTTGGCGAAGTGTGGGAAGATTACAAGAAAAACGGTGTAGACACAAACATACCGGATGAAACCTGGGAGCACGATGGCTGAAGTTGAGCAAACAAAGTCACAGATCCAAGCCATCGAAAGCGAGCTTGTGAAGAATGGGTTCTCGCTGAACAAGATTCCCCAAGAGAAGCACGACGAGCATGTTTGGAGCATGGCAATCATTTTGTGGTGGAATCGTCACAAGCGACTGCCCACCTCAGAAGAGTTGCAAAATAACATGTGTGATGAATGGGATGATCCTGTAAGTGTCGAGGATGCACAGGAAATCCTCATCTTTCTAAGGAGGCCAATGGGATCGCCTGTGAATAGAGGCGAGTGGTTGAATCCACTCAATCGAATGATCTGGCAGAGAACTATCAAAGCCAGGAAAACTGAGATGACTCTCAGAAATGGCAAGAAGTTTAAGCTGGATTATAAGACGGGTGCCAAGCGTGGTGAAGTTTGGGTGAGTCCTGAAAAGGGATTCGCTCCCGCCGGTTGGTTCGTAATCGACAAAGTCCTTGCTAATGATTGGGTCACATCGTGAGCACTGGTGGTGGCAAGCGCCATGTCGATACGTTCTGGGATTCGGTGATTAGAGCGCACGATACCGTAACTGTGTATCCCGAGCAAACTATCGACATCGAGAACAATGGCATTCATGCTCAAGTCAGATGGATGCCTGAGAACAAAATGGTTTCAATCCTTACGTGGACTCACACAGATAATCCATTTGAGGCCCCAATTGAGGATGAAAACACAAGTGAAGATGTTTAGCTGGAAAGCCGGAACTAACAAACTAACAAAAGAGCAAGTTGATGAGATCAGGTTGCGTTACTTGAATGAAAAAATAACTCAACGTGAGCTGGCTCGTGAGTTTGATGTATCTCAGATGCAGATTTCAAGAATAATCAGAAGGGAGCACTGGTCATAGTGCCTAAGATCACATTGCGCGAGAGCTTCGATATGGAGACTCGCAACAAGTATACGAAAGTCCAGTGTGAGCTGGGACTCACAATCGATGGTCGTGAGTTGCCTTCAATGGCTATCGTGGGTGAAGCACTCGAAAAGGCTATTGAGCTTATCGAGGCTGCTGTAGCCGAGTCGTACAAAGTAGTTCCTCCGCGTGCAGTTGACGCGCCAACTGCTCCGACTGAACAACCAGTTGCACAGCGGATGGCTGTTAACATGGATTTGCCTGGTGCAGCGCTTACAACTGTTCCTGCTCAAGTTGTTCCGATTGTACCTGTACAACCAGTTGAGCCTGAGCCTGCACAACCAGTTAATCCGGTACCGTCCCCTAGTGTATGGGGTGATTAATCGTGCCACTTGATCCTGATAAGATCAAGGAAATCTATGCTAAGAAGGAACAAAAGGCACGGACGAGTAGAGGTGGTGGCCCGAGAACTGCATCGGGTAAGAAGATCGATCCCAATGATAGAAGTTACCAAGCTTGGTTTACTTTGAATCATCTGATGATCGATCACGACACCAATGAAATGGTGTATTGTGACAATCCTAGTTGTCCCGGTGACAAACAGTACGGTCAGATCGTTGTCGAGATAAACGGGAGTAAGCTTTGTCGTCATTGTTTCATTGGCGGTTGGTTGTTGAGCAACTCTAACCAGTTGTCGATTAATCCCTAAGGTTGCATTTTGGGTAAGAGAAACAGCCAGTTAGAGGGTCACACAATGGCTTTCTATAACGAGATGAAAGAGCGGTCTACCACGGATGACGAGGGTAACACGGTATTCGTGGGAAGCGTGCTTGAAGTGTTTAATCATCTCGGTATCTCATTAAGCTTGTACAGTCGAGTAAAGCGATTACTTGTCCGATCCGAGTCAATCGAGATTTTACAAAGGGGTACCGCCCATCAGCCGTCAATCGTCCTGCTCCGGGCCGCTCCGACCTCGGAAGCTTTCGCCGATGAGGGCTTGACAAACGCGCGGCGCCATGCTACACTGATTCAAGAGCTTGAGAGACGCCTAGAGACGCTAGAGGGATGGCGGCAAAGTCTCCCGCCGAATCTCTCGGAGGCACTCAGAGAGCACGAGAGCCGGTTGTATCGGCTAGAGAAGTTTACACGAGACATACACGACGATCAAATGGGTAGTAGAACACAAGAGAATGCCCCGGATGGAGAGAGCAAAGTCGAGTTGACTGAGCAATCCGAGGCAGTAGAGTAAATCACAAAACAAAAGGAGATTCACAAATGCCGCTTGATCCTGATAAGATTCGTTCGATTTATGCAAAGCGTCGGACGAAGGGTGGTTACGACGAGAAGCTTGTCGAGTTTATGACGAGTGGAGATGCTGGTATCTCTGTTCGTGAACAGTGGAACGCTGAGTTTGCGTGGAATGCAGATTCCCCAGATGATGCAGAGGGTAAGTCCACCAAGGGTAAGACCGCTACGACTCTCAAGCAGGGTTTCGAGAATGCTAAGGATCGTAAGGGTGCGCCGAATGGTTCGGAGCATATCGATGTGATCGTTGATGAGGATGAGGTCTATCTCATCAACAAGATGGTCACCGAGGGTCTACAGCCGCTTGAGAATTCGGCAAATGGTTCTGAGGCTAATGCTCCTCAGGCTGTCGAGTCGGCGGTTAGCTAGCCACACCTAGCTAACGGTAGCCACACTAAGCCTCGTCTGTGAAAATCAGACGAGGCTTAGTCAGGCTAGTGAGTACCTTAGGGGGTGTCCTCACTAGTCTGACTAAGCCTAGAGCTTAGGAGGTTATGATGACACTTGAACAGTTCATTGATCGTGAGGTTGCAACTTGGGGTGAGGATTATATCTTCAACCTGATCGACCTCGGGTTTAGTCCTGTGCTGGTTGTTTCAAGTGAGGGCCGCGAAAAGTGGAGCTGGGTTGTCCCGAGCATTACCCACGGTTCACTTGAGCCGCACAGACCACTTGAATCAAGGGCTTGACAAATGCCCCTGCATGTGCTAGTATTGGGGTACGGCTGCGTCCTGCCATCTTGCTCCCGTTTGATGGTAGGAACTTGCGCCCATAAGTGAGATGGGGTATGCGTCGGATCGGTGGGTTTCTGGCGCTACCCCATCTCACGAAACTTTAAACACAACCACAGCAGTTGAGGTATGTCCTGACTGTGGTGACTTTGTAGATTACGATGAAATTAACCCCGTAACGGGGTTTTGTTTTACGTGCTCGCCATCGGATGAACAACTGAGGGCTTTGAGCAAAGTAAAACTTGAAACATCTCTTGCGGCTAATGCAGACGCAATAGAGTATTACATGGTCTATGGCAGAATGAATGGCAAGGTGGTTGCAGGAAATGTCTGGAAAGCATTAAAGCTTGCACAATCTGATAGACCTGTTTGTATCGTGTGTGGTGAGCGAATCACTCGTTCACCACGCAATTCCATATTCTGCCGTCGTAACAAAGAATGCCGACGTTACTCACGTCGGTATGTTTATTTGTATCGGGAGCGAGGCATGACGAAGGTACAAGCTCTCGCTCAAATTTTCATTGATCTAACGGGAGAGTGACATGCGTGCGACAGCTAAGAAACCCAGTCACTACAAAAGCACAACCGGCATGATTCATTTGGTTGGTAGCTTTCCTGCGCCTAGACGAAGTGGTACTACACAATGTGGTCAACCACTTACAAACATGGTTCTGCTTGATGGCAGAGAAATGCGTAAGTTGAAAGATCCTCGGTTTTGTGCTAAATGTTCTCAACTGTTGGGTCTTACTGAACACGATGTTTAAGACAAAACCAATCAAACCAGTTCCGGCCTGCCCTCAGTGCGGGCATGACATGGTTGTGGTTGGTAACCAAAATCGTGGTGAACTGAAAACACGTAGATTGTTTGGCTGCATGAACAGAGATTGTACCAACAAACGGCTGTATACTAGAAATGGGGAGGTGACATGACTGAAACCGCAAGCAAGATTCCGGTGCGTAAGCCGCTGATTAAGGCGAAGCCCAGTGGCAAGTTTGTGAAGCGGAGTTTTCAAATGGAGGACATTTCGTATATGTCCGAGATTCCTCACGGTTCGGCTAACTGGTCGGAGATGGGTAGCTTTAAGACTTCGACTGCTGAGTGGCTTTGGGAACTAAAGACAAAGCATATCCCGAATCCACGTGTCTTGGTAATTTCTACTAAAACTGGTAAAGGGCCGTACCTCGAAAGCATCTGGGAGACGTTGCCTGAATGGGATATCTTTACTGTCTCTACTACGAAGACTCAGTTGGTTCTCGGTAGTAAGGTGACTCCCTGGGACGTGCAGCTTCCTAATCCGCTGCATATGAGGCCGGTTGTAGTGCTCGCACATTACAACTGCTTCACCAATAAGGCTTGCATTCCACAGCAGGTCAAAGAGACTGTCGTGAATGAAGTGACTGGTAAGAAGATCAAGATGTCCGTATTCGATGAGGAGACGGGCCTCTATAAGATGACTGATCCCAAGTGTAAGGCGCTTCTCACTAAGCATTGGGATATGGTTGTCGTGGATGAGGCTCACAGGATGAAGAATCCTGACACTCAGTGGACACGCAACATCAAGAAGATCAAGACAGCTTACAAGCACATCATGACTGGTACAGGGTTCGTCAATAATCCATCGGAGATTTGGAGTCTGCTGGACTTCCTGTACTCAGGCAAGCAAGGTAGTCCTCACGCGAATATCGTGGGTGGAACTGGTTATTGGCAATTCCGCGATCACTTCTGTGAACAGGACGATGTTGGTGGATACAGAAAGATCGTGGGAATCAAGCCTGAGACGGAAACTCAGTTTAAGGAGCTTGTCAATCAGGTAGGCGTTCGTCGGACAATGATCGAATGCTTCCCTGATATCGCAGAGCCTATCGAGACTGTGATTCCTGTTGAGCTGAGTCCGATCCAAAGAAAGATGTATGCGGAGATTGTAGAGTATCTGCATACTCTGGATGCAAAGGGCGTTCCGCTTCACAGTCCTACGGTTCTGTCTATGTTGAATCGTTGTAGACAGATCGCGGTAGCTACGCCTGAGGTAATCGGCGATGCTTGGAATGAAGATTTGGAGCGTCGTGTTATAGAAGTCAAGCTGACTGAGCCTAGCTCAAAGCTTGATGCAGCGATGGAGGTTATCGAGGGTCTGGAATGGGACGAGGATAGGCACGATCAAATCGTCGTATTCTCTAACTTCAAGCAGCCGCTCGAACTGCTCAAAGCAAGGCTTGATAAAAAGGGTATCACCTACTTGCACTTACAGGCTAAGATGAATGAGAAACAGCGTTACGAATACTGGCATGAAATCTGGCCTCAGAAGAAACACCAAGTGTTCTTGTCTACGCTTGATCTTGGCGCTGAGTCTATCAACTTGACTAGCGCACACAGGGCAATCTTTCTCGATCAGCACTGGTCGCCCGCTAAGAATAAGCAGGCGATTGGTCGTGTGTATCGTCCTGGTCAGACCGAGGCTTGCCAGCTAATCTACATTCGTGCTCAGGGCACGGTAGACTATCGCGTCCTCGAATCCGTCAACACGAAACACGGTTGGTTCAAGCAGATCTTTGGCGTTGAAGAGGATTAAATGAATGATAACCCACACATCGCACAGATCCGCGAGACGATTACTGTACTCGCATCATGGTCGCGCACCGATAATACACAAGAATACGTTGATTATGGGATGGCCGCGCTCAGTGATTTAAAGGCCGAACTAACCAACTTACGCCGACAACGTAACACAGCTTATGAAGATAAAGCCATGCTGCATAATTCTTATGCAATGGCAATTGAAGATATGGTGAAGATCGAACGTGAGCGGGACGCGCTTCGCGATACACTTGAACTAATCAAGAAAACAGCCGAAGAAGGACGTGATCTGTGGTATTTTCATACTGCTCGCGAGGTTCTAAATACAACTAAGAGCACGCCGTGAGATGGCGCGGTCAGACACAAGAGGAACGTGATGCTATTGAACGTAAGTTTCGTTATTGGCATCGTGTCTTTGCATTCATACCACACCATCTCAATGATGGAGATTGGGCATGGCTTGAACATGTTGAGCGCCGTGCTATGTCGCGCACGATGATAACGGGAAGTTTCATCTGGGAATGGAGACGGGAGCAACGATGAGTGTGAAACACAGAGACGGTCATAGGATAAGAGTTATAGTGGAAAGTGGGGCTTGTACACCAGTCTCCATTTGTCCGTTTGTGGGTATTGAGGAAAGTGATTCACCCATTTGTACGAAGGATATGTGTGGTATCCAAGAAGATATCCATGAAGTCGGTTGGGAATTGTTCTATAAGACTGATGTGTTTGAGATTACATCAGCACCATTCGAGATAGAGTGGAGTTCAGAAGGCGCAGGAGAAGAGTGGGAACTTTATATTTATCCAGTTCCTAACGACTAAAACACAACTCGTTAGCCTGTGGATAACTCGTTGCCAAATGGAAACCACAGATGTCGCAAAACTGGGTATTGACAATGGGATCGGTTTATGCTAGACTCCTCCCTTCGCCCCTAGCGACCACCACAAAACGGGAGCTTCATGGAACTGGTGGGAACGCCACAAACCGCGCAATCGGCGGTTCAGCCTCAAACGGCGTCTTACGCCGAAATACCGCTGACGCAAGGAAAAGTCGCTCTCGTCGATGATGACGATTTAGAGCGCGTACTCAAACATATATGGGTAGCCTCCCTACAGCGTGGAAAATGGTATGCAGTAGGAGTGGTACAAAGTAAGCTGACCTATCTTCATAGATTTATTCTCGATCTTAATTCCAGTGATCCTGAGATAGATCATATTGATAGAAACGGTCTTGATTGCAGACGTAGTAATATGCGTCTTGCCACACGCTCACAACAAATGGCTAATCAAAAGAAACAATCCGATACTTCCTCACGGTTCAAAGGTGTTACATGGCTTAATCGTAATAAAAAGTGGATGGCACAAATTAAGGTAGATGGAAAACATCGCTATTTGGGTTCATTCGTTGACGAAGAAGATGCGGCGAGAGCTTACGACAAGGCAGCAAAGGAGGCTTGGAGTGAGTTTGCAAGAACAAACTTCTAGCGCCGTCGTAGCTGCTTATAAGGTACCTGAGATACCTGACAAGTATGAAGTGATCCCCGTTCATAATTCCGACCGCGCTAACTTCAAACGTTGTCGCAGATTTTTCGATTGGTCAAGTCCTGCTCGCCACAATCTTATGGTGCGCGCCGATATTCACGGCGTCAATACAGATTTGTGGTTCGGAACGGGCATCCACTATGCTTTGGAACAATACTACTCTCCGAGCTTTAGGCGTGATCCTGTAGAATCTTGGCTCACTTGGTTCAACGTACAATGGAGAGGTGGCACGGTCACAGAAGAATGGCTCGACCGTGTGTATGACTTGAATCCTCGCCCCGTTCCTAGCGAACATGCTTTAGTAGCAGACGCACCACCTATGTACGTGGTGCGCGGGCTTGAGGATATTTTGCCTGACGCGGATGGCGATAAGTACGACGAGCTTCGAGAGCTTGGCGTACAGATGATGACCGCTTACAAAGATTATGCTAAGCCGCGCGACGCTTTTGAGATACTCCTAACGGAGCACACGTTCTCAATTCCGATTTGGGATTTTGAAAACGATTGTATTCTCAAAGCTGTCGATCTACGCGAGCAATCTCCTAATTATGGCAAGACTCTTGAAGTCCATTCGCGTGGTCGAACGGATGCTCAATACGTCACGCCGTCAGAGAGATTCGGAATCATCGATCACAAGACAAGCAGTAGAATCGATGAGGAATTCTTTGAGAAGCTAGAATCCGATGAACAGTGTACGTCTTATTTGCACGCTGCCGAAGTCGAGGCACAGTATTATGACCTTCCTTCCAAGAATGAAAAGTTCTCGGAGGTAATCTATAATGTCATGCGAAAGACGTATCCGAAACCCCCAACAATGGTTAGAGGAGGATTGTTCAGTGTTGACCGACAGAATGAATCCCCAACCTACGAAATGCTTATGGCATTCATCCAAGAGAACGGGATCGACGTTCAATCGCTCGATGAAAAACATCAGAACTACATCTCGTATGTGCGGGATGCCGGTGATGAAGCATTCTTCATCAGAAAGTTGGTACGTCGTAACAGACACCAACTAAGGAACGCAGGTTACCGCATGTATCTCGAAGCGATGGATATGCTCGATCCCAACCTGCGTATCTATCCTAATCTCCGTAACGATTTTCAGTGCTTGCGTTGCGCGTTTCGCGCACCTTGCCTCGCTCAAGAAGATGGAAGCGATTACAAGCAGATGCTCCGTGACAATTATGTTGTCGCAAAAGATAGGTAAACGGGAGGAAACATGAGTGAAATGACTCAAGAGGATTGGATGGACGAGCTGATCGCTCAGTTGGATGAAGCCCCCGCAACTCCAGTAAGCTTCACGTTGGTTGGGGAAGAGGCTGTCACCAAGCTTATAATGACTGATGTCATACTTGAGGATGGCGTCATTCAGGTAACGTTAGACGTGGCTTAAACGGGAGAACATAATGGCAACAGTTACTCGTAGAATTGTTGATGTAATCATCGCCAATGACGGTATCTATCCTGGCGATGATATGTACCCTGTAATCAAGATCGTTCGATACAACAATCAGTGGAATGGTGGAGTCGCCTACGGCTTGATTTACAGAGGCGAAGATCCCATGCGCTATCACACCTCAGCCGCATGTCATAATCCCGAAACGATTTGGGAATATTGTGCCACTGACTGACGAACAGATCCAAGCTTTATACCAAAGGAAAACTCAACCCAAAGCACAAACCCAACCCGCTGAACAAGCAAAGTTCACTAGACAAATCCGACTAAACACACAATATCCTAAGCTGCCGAGTAATGGCCCTGTAACATGGCACGACACGTTTTCTCCTAATAAGAGTTTACGTTGCGCCTCTCGCGGCTGCTCAGCACCAACGAGTTACAAGTACAAAGGCATTCCATATTGCCAGATTCATTTGATTATCTTGCTAAGCGAGAGGTTGACAAATGGCAACCACGGAACTACCGAATCAAACGGCAGCACAGGGGACGATGGAACAAGTGACGCCGTTGGAATCGATGGAACAACCAGTACCGAATACCTCACCGATACCGGAACACTCTGATAATCTACGTGAGGTTTTGCAAGTCAGGGCACCCTCTGAGGTTGTAGAGTGGTTGAATGTACTTCTCTATGCTGATCCAGGCATAGGTAAGACGTATCAGATCGGTACGTGTGCTAATGATCCTCGACTTGCTCCTGTGCTGCTTTTTGACGCCGAGGGCGGAACTACGACTCTCAGGCACATGGACAATATCGACGTTATTCCGATCAGATCGATCGTTGAGTTGGAAGAGAAGTACAACAAACTCTACGCATCGATCAAAGTGGATGATGATGGTACACCTAGAATGTACTACAAGACGGTTGCTATCGACACGGTAACCGAGCTAGCTGACTTGGATATGCGATTCATAATGAAGGCGGCGTATGCAAGGAATCCCGATAAAGTCGATATCGACGTTCCGAGTCCTAGAGAATGGGGAATCAATCGTTCTCATGTTCGAAAGATTATACGTGCTTTCAGGGATCTTCCTTGTCACACAATCTTTACAGCTCATGTGGGAACCGAACATGAGGAGAACATGCCTCCGAAGTTTTTCCCTGGTTTCGCCGGAAAGCTCAAGCAGGAAGTCCCTGGTTTCTGTGATATCGTCGGGTACATGTCAAACGATACAACCACGGGTGTTTTGGAACGGAGGGTGCAGTTCCAGGGCACACGTAGAGTCGTGGCTAAGGATAGAACCTCTGCCTTGGGTGATTTGATTATCGATCCCTCAATGACAAAGTTCTGGGACTTGATTCAGGCACACGACAACAACATCAACAACCCAACTCAAAATCAAACAACCGAGTAAAGGAGAGAGATGTCAGGCCCACTGAATCTGTCGGACGCTGATCTTGCTGGATTTGAACCGCTTGAGCCTGGTAGGTATAACGCAGAGGTTTTCGAGATTACGATGGACGCTGTGAAGAATACGTCGGGCACGGGTAAAATGCCCGCAGGGACTCCGATGGTGAAGGTACAGTTCAAGCTCACCAATAACGAGATTGAGTCGCTTGAGAATCGGCGAGTGTTTACTCAGTTCGTGATTCCGCCGCCTGAGTATGATAAGGCGAAGGCGTCTAAGATGAAGGGAATGCTTGCTCGCTTCTTTATCGCAACTGGCGATGCTGAGGAAGTTGTGCTGGGTGAGCATTTCGATCCTGATTTCGAGGATTACAAGGGTCGGCCCGTTGTCGTGGTTCTCGGTAAGGAACCTCGCAAGGATCGTGAGGGTAATACCGTTGACGGTGAGTGGAACAATCCTGTCAAGGGTATCAAGCCTGCCGGTTCTATCGTGACTGGCGCATCGAGCGGGCTGCTGTAACGGTTAACTAGCAGCTGGCTCAAAAAGTTGGCTGAGGTTGTCCCAACACGTAAGCAGTTGAGTGTCGCATACCCTGGCACCACTGGCCTCAGCCAACATTTTGATTCGCAAGTAAACTAATATATGGCAACGATAGAATCTAAGAGCGATATCCGTGTGAAGTTCTTCGAGCTTCTGTTCGGAACTACACAGGGCTATCTCTGCATAGCCACATCTGGTAAGAACTCAATCACCAGTGATTTCTCACAATATTTCTTTGAATGGCCGAATGAGGCATTGAAGATTGAGAACTTCATTCTCACGGTCGAAGAAAATAGAAACGTATATTTCTGCGTGAATCTTTTAAGAAACGAATCCCGTAAGAAAGAAAACTGTTTGCCTGGAAGTATTGTGTGGGCGGATTTGGATGGTGTTGAGCCTGAACTTATTGAGGAGATTCCGCCACCCATTTTTTGGGCTAGTTCTTATGGTAGATGGCAGGCGATTTGGCGTTTGACTGTGCCGGTTCCTGCATATCAGGCGGAGGAATACTCACGCAAGATTGGATATCTCGTGGGAGCTGATCGATCCGGTTGGGATCTAACACAGCTTTTACGTGTTCCTCTAACGTTGAATTTCAAGTATGATCCTCCGGCATACATTGAGCTTGAGCGTCTCTTGGAGACTCAGGCTCCTCCTCTACTGTTTGATGCCATTCCACCGGACGTTGAACATCGTGTAGCCATAGATCCAATGCCTGTAGAATCATCTGAACTCAACATTGAGATGATTCTATACAAGTTCAAAAATGCTTTGGACTACACTGATTTTGGTGCATACTTCACACAAGAACCAGAAAAAGATTGGTCTAGTATTTTATGGAGATTACTCCATATTTGTTTCAGAGTGGGAATGACAGCAGAAGAAGTATTTACCGTAGCACGTCATGCAAAATGTAATAAATATGAACGTGACGGTAGACCGCCAGAACATCTTTGGCGAGATGTTCTAAAAGCGGCAGAACATTATTTGTCTGCAAAACTCAGTGCATTAATTGAGATGCCTGTCCTCGTGGAGGAACCTTACTCTGAGACATTCATCGATACATACAGGAATTGGGCCAAAGTGCTCACTGATGCTTCGCCAGACTTTCATAATCTTTGTGCGTTTATAGCATTCAGTGCTCTTGTCTCCAATTCAGTGAGAATCGAAACTTCTGTAGGTGCGCTGGTTCCAAATCTTTGGGGCCTGCTTATAGGTGACAGTACGATTACTCGCAAGACTACCGCTATGCGTTTGGTAGTAGAGTTTCTCACAGGCATGGATAAAGAGTTGGTAGCAGCTACAGATGGAACAGCTGAAGGATTGTTGCAGGCAATGTCTGTACGTCCCAACAAAAGTTCGGTCTACCATAAAGACGAAGTTTCCATGTTGTTTGATAGCATGATGCGTAAAGATTACATGGCTGGAATGCAGGAAACTCTCACGGCTTTGTATGATTCACCACCGTACTACAAGAAAAGACTTGCGAATAGAGATATTATCGTTGAATCTCCGGTGTTTATATTTCTCGGGGGTGGTGTGCCCGATAGAATTCTGAATACAGTTAGTGAATCATTTGTTTTTTCAGGCTTTCTACCGAGATTCTTAATTTCAACTGGTGAATCACAAGGAAAATTGATAAAGGCTCTTGGGCCTCCCACAGAAGCAGGTATCGGTGGTCGGCCTGAAATCTTCAACAAGTTTGCAGATGTTTACGAAACTTATGGAATCGATGTTGAAACAAGAATTGGTGGACAAAAGGTTTTGATGCCTCCGAGGTACATCGCTAAGCTTACTCCCGAGGCTTGGGCTAAAAATGCCGAATTTGAAACCATTTTAATAGAAACAGCTTTGAAAAGTTCAGTCAAAGATTTAGCACTTCCTACACTTGACAGACTTAGCCGAAGCATCTTGAAGATGGCGACAATTCTCGCATGTTTGGAACAAAAGCCGAAGAACGGAATAGTTACAGTCAAAGAATCGAACGTCATAAACGCTGCATGGTATGCTCAGAAATGGGGAGAGAATGCAATCCATCTTATGCTCAATGCAGGCAAAGGAACAAACGAGAAAACACTCGAAAAGATTTTTACATTCATCGAAAACAATCCAGGTGCTTTGAAGAGTGTAGTTATGCTACGTTTCCATTTGGATGCAAAGGGAGCAGCTAATCACTTGCAAACACTCGAAGAGCGTGACCTTATTCGTAAAGAAAAGCGTGGTAATGGCTGGGCCTACTGGACTAGGTAACGAAAGGCAACCAATGATATTGGGTCTATCAGGTTTGAAGGGATCAGGCAAAGACACTGTTGCTGCTTATCTCGTGAAAACTCACGGGTTTGAGCGCAAGGCGTTTGCCGATCCCATGAAAAAATCCATCGCAGCTTTGTTCGATATTCCATTCTCTGAAATTGATAAGTTCAAAAACGATGACACGTGTGAAGTAGCTTTGGGATATAATTTCACGCAGGAGAGTTATGAAGCATGGACAAAGGTTTTGTCATTCCGTGAATTTCTTCAACGTTATGGTACCGAGTCGCATCGCGAGATTTTCGGTAAAGACTTTTGGGTAGATCAGACCTTGCCTGTGCAGGGTTACTATCCGGGGCGCGCGATTGTCGTAACTGACGTAAGATTTGCAAATGAAGCGGCTCGCGTAAACGAGCTAGGTGGATTCAATATCAGAGTCGTGCGCGACAGATCAAGTTCGAGCGAGGATAATCATGTCTCTGAACAACAGGACTTTGAATTTGATTTCAAGATTTACAACGACGGGGATCTTGAAGAACTTTACGATAACATCGAGACAGTCCTCGTCTTTATCGGACAAGCGATGAACTTGCGCTGAACAATGGCTTACGAGAAGTATCATAAATCGCTAGTCGATTGCATCAAGATCAAGCCGCATACCAGGGAACTGGTTGATAGGTGTGGCTCGTTTGAAGCTGCGGCTGAATATGCGTTCGTCGGTCATATGACGCTTCGCCGCATTTTGAGTGGAGTTCATTGTTCTGTTCAATTGGGAACTGCAACTAAAATTTTGATTGCGCTTGAACACCGGCGCAAAGAAGATCGTAGTATCAAGCGAACCCACGAACGGTTGAAGAAAGCACGCATGGCACAAGTCCAACTCGAAGAACAACAACTACGTTTGCTAGGTTACTAAACGGGAGCAAGTAATGACTGAAATGGAACCTAAAGCACCCTTTGCGCTTTGCCACAAATGTCCGTTTGTGAATAGATCCGTGGCTCTCACTACTGGCCCCACCGATGCTAGGGTAGCCGTGGTGTCTCGTAGTCCAGGACATTACGAGGCTCTCGCTGGTAAGTCGTTTAGCGGGCCGAGTGGCAAGGTACTCGATCATTTGCTTCAAGTGCATGGTACGTCGCGAGACGACGTGATCGCTACGAACGTGGTTCTCTGCCAATCGGATGGAACCGAGGCTGGATTTGCCACCGCACAATCCTGCTGTGAGCCACGTCTAATGAACGAGCTTGAGTCGGTGGAAACCGTTATCGCCTGTGGTCGTGAGGCCGCGTGGGGAATCATTGGAGCGACTAATATCGCTTCCAATCGCGGCTACGTTCATAAGGAGGTTAACCCTGCGACTGATAAAATCCAGCGAATCATCGTTACGAGCAATCCGGCTGTGGTGCTACGTGATGATGCTAATTATCCTGAGTTGGTTCGGGACTTTAGACTGGCTCTCGATCCTCTTCCTGAGCCTGTTATGCCTATTGTTAGAGCTATCGATAATCTTGACGAAGCCAAGGAAGCAATCGAACAAATGAAGCAAATGATTGCTGCAGCTGCATCAGGTGGCAACGATGTTATTCTGAGTAGCGATATTGAGGCGCGCGGCCCTGGTGATTACAAAGGCAGCACAGGACTGAGCCATCGTTCAACTTTGGCCTGTGCTGGTTTTTCAATAAGGGGCGAACGCGCGGTAGTTTTCGGTGAAACCGTGGTTAGTGATAAGACGTTCTTAATCGAGCATTTGCGTGAGTTGTGGGAATTGCGTGGGGTCAGGTATTTGTGGCACAATGGCAAGTACGACGTGAAAGTGTTGCGTACCCACGGAATCAATGCTCATGTGGATGAAGATACTATGTTGCTTTCGTGGTGTCTCGATGAAAGACCGGGCGATCCTGAAAGCGGCGCAGGTGGGCATTCACTTGAATGGCTGTTAAAGGATGAACTTGGCTGGCCTAAGTACGAACCACCGTCTGTCAAGCATTTCAAGAGAACGGGAAGGTTCGATTACTACGGTGCAGACGATGATATCGCTGCACAGAATCGAGCGCGCCGTGAGCTATACCAGTATAACGGGTTTGATACTGCTGGCTCTTTGGCCCTTTTTGAGGTTCTCAAGCATCGTGCCCAAAACGATAACGTTTGGGAAAAGCCTTATCGTTCGCTGCTTATCCGTCTTTCGGAGACGTTCACACGAATAGAATTAGAGGGTAATCTGCATGACGTGGATAGAGCCTGTGATCTTCTCGAACGAGAAGTGTGGCCCAAACTGCGTAGACAAACCCAAACGTTGCAACAAATCAGCAAACGCAATCTTAATCCAAACTCACCGAAGCAACTAGAGAAACTGCTTTACGATGATTGGGGAGTTACGCATGATCTGATGCGTCCGAAGATTGAGCGGCTTGGTAAGCGTTCGACGGATCAATGGGTCAGAGAAAAGATTCTGCTCGGTTTGTACTCATGTACCGATGAAACTTATCGAGAGGGAATCAATCAGTTCGTCCAGATTCTCGATGATTTCAAGGAACTGGATAAGCAGAGAGGAACTTACCTAGAAGGGTTGGTTCTCAGGAGACAACCAAATGGCAGAATTTACACTGACTTTAAAATACACGGGACGGAATCTGGACGCGTATCATCATCCAATCCTAACTTGCAGAATATCACCAGGACTAAAGAAGGACTCCCTAACATACGAGCTACATTTGTTCCTGATCCTGGATGCGTCTTTGTGTCGGCCGACTTATCGCAAGCAGAGCTACGCACAATTGCCGTTCTTTCCGGCGATGAAAACCTCCAATCTATCTATAGGGACACTTCGCGCTCGCTTCACAAAGAAGTGGCCGCTGAATTCTACGGAGATGGCTTTACCTACGAGCAGTACGTGAGAGCGAAGAATATCAACTTCGGTGTGGCATACTGGCAGAGCGCGTTCTCATTCGCGCAGATGTATAACATGCCACAGGATGAAGCTCAGCGGTACATTGACTTTTGGTGGGAACGTTTTCCCAAAGTGTGGGAATGGACGAAAGCGATGGAAAAACAGGTGATGGAGGTCGGAGAGATTCAATCTCCGTTCGGACACAAACGAAGGTTCTATGTCATTCCTGCTGATGAGTCTGGACGTATTCACACAGTCAAACAGGGAATCAACTTCCTGCCTCAGAACATCGCAGCCAACATTACCCTCTGGGCTTTGTGTGACTTCACAGAATGGTTGGTCGTCAATGATTTTTGGGACATCTGTCAGCCACGAATTACAGTACACGACTCAATCCTTATAAACGTCGAGGAAAGCGAAGCAATGTTCTTTGGGAATAAACTGAAAGAGTTCCTCGAAATGGCACCGCAACGAGCTATAGGGTGGGACTTTCCTTATAAAGCAGATGTCAGTACCGGCCCGAATTGGGGATCGCTACATGAGATTGATCTACTTGAGGCAGCAGCGGCATGATTGCGATGACCAATACAGGCATCGTTGTAATGACAGCGATCATCTGTGTGACCGTCGTGATCTGCTGGGGTTTGTGGCTTAGCTCCAGATACATCTACCGCGAGCTAACTCGCATTCGCTACGAATACAACATTCCCATCGAAAACGCGCCCCTGGTTGAAAAACCCGCACAGGGGCAGGCACAGGGCACGGCATCGTATAGCGCAGTTACAGAGACAGCACCTTGGCCGATCCCACCAAAAGAAACTGATGTTCCAACTGTTGCGCCGCCCAAGCCACCAGTTAAATGAGAGTAATTGCCATCGATCCAGGTGTGATGACTGGATACGTCTACGCTGATGTTGAAGATGGTAAAGCTCAATGCTTTCCGTTTCAGATGACGGATGACGTAGACGACTTGTATCGCAGGCTCGTTGATTTCAAACCACGATACATAGTCATGGAAGATTTCGAGTTTAGGAGTCGAGCCTCAACTGGTCTGAATCTATTTCCTGTGCAACTCATAGGAGTAGCACGTCTGTACGAGATAATGAGTTTGGATCAGGTTGCAGTATACCTGCAAAAACCATCCTACGGTAAGAGCTACTACACCGACCCCACGTTGAAAGCCAAGAAACTCTACAAACGTGGAGTGCCTCACGGCATGGATGCTCTCCGACATCTGTTGCAATGGCTAACGTTCGGAGCAGGCAATCGATTCATCGCAAAGGACGACGACTTCGCAGTTCTACTAGACAAATGGAATACATGATGGCTGATGCTGATAGTGTTGAGGCGGTTCAGTGTAAGTTAGGAGATATTTATATCCTTTGGCCTGGTACGCCGAACAAGCCCCCAGAATCTATTTCTGATGAGGATTTATTTATTTCCAGTCCTCGACAGTTTGACAGACCCCATCCAGAAAGTCCAATTTTTGAATATGAACATAACATGCGAATGAGAATGTGGCTTCCTAAAAAGGAGACGGTGGATAATGCCTGAGTGGTACGAGAAACCGTATCCCGGCGGGCCAATGGTTAAGGTGGATGGTTTTCCACGTCCATTGTATCCGCTTGATGCTGCACCAGATCATACGCCTAGTGTCGATGGCCCTGATGTCGAGGCTTACAAGCGTACCGTAAGCCGTGCTGGCCGCTGGCAATGGCAAGTATTCGATGAGAAGTTCTCGAACGGATTTAGTCATGGTAAAGGGTCGAACGTGATCGATTCAGGTGTTGCAGGAATCCAACGCCAGCAGAACATAAAACCTGATACTGGCTACGTCGGCCAAAATACCTTCAACACGTTACGTTCGATTAAAATTCCCGAGGGGCTACCTCACGCTGGCGAGATGGCGATGGACGTTCGCGCGGTTGAACTGATTAATGAAGCATACAAAATGTTCAATGGCAAAGAAATGTCGAAGATCAATCTTGGCCCAATTGAACAAGGTGGCCCAAGTGTGCGTGAGTATGATCTTACACACGCAACTAGTGGTATCCCACTCTATCCAGCATTCGATTCTGTCTGGTATTCGGGTCGAGGTATTCTTGCACCTGAGTCATTGACTGTAACTCGTACTGGTGGTGCATCACATGGTACTGCCTTCTATGCTGATGGAGATTCTGGATTACGTTGGTGGTTTGGACATTTGACTTCACCACCATCAGTCGGACGACGCTTCACCAAAGGAGATGTCGTTGGTACAGTCGCTCCGCATCCCGAGGCTCCGCATGTTCACACTGGAATCAACGTTGAACGTCTTTGGGGCGCAGACCAACAGATGACTCATCACACGAACTACACGCACGGAGCACCGTTGATTGGAGCGCAGTTGGATGCTGAGCGTCCATTGTAAAATCAAGGAATGAATTGTGAGGCGAGCCAAACGGCAGGCAATTCTCGTGATCCTCGCAGTATTGTTACTCGTGGTTGCGATTATTGTTTGGGTAACCAGTCATAGTCTTGATATTGATTTGCTGGCCGCAGGTGCCATAATCGGTGGAATCGCGGTTATGGTTGTGTCATTGCCTGAGAATGGTAACAACGGCAATCACAAATAAATTTACCGGGGTCACAAAATGTACCAACCCAAGCGAAGAGGAGAATAAGATGACAAGGACAGTAGGCCCGGTCTGGATTGTCCAGCCCACGTCGGCTGAAGAAATGCCGCATCCCGAGCATCCGATTGTGTTGCCGCCTGACACACCACCAGATAGCGGCTTGACTCCCGAGCATCCCATCGTGATCCCTGATCCAGGTACTCCGGTGGATCCGAATGCTCCTGAGGTGTCACATCCGATCGTGCTTCCTGGTGATCCTAGCTGGGGCGATGATTTGAAGCCGACGCACCCTATCGTGCTTCCCAATCCTCCTGATGGTGGCGGAAGTACAGAGCCTGTTGGTGCGCCGACATTTTACCAGCGTAAGACGCTGGGCATCAATTGGGATTCATCGTTCGATTCGTCGGCTGTAGTTGATATCAAGGCTGGCGATAGCGACACAGATCCCATCACGGTTCGCACGGTTGCGAATGATGGTACGTCGTCTGTGACGTATCCGCAGGACTTCACGGGTCAGGTTACCATCCAGGTTGTTGGTAAGGATGGATACCTCGAAGCCACGACCACAATCAACTAGTTCCACAAGAATGGGGGCTTAGCCAGCTGACCCTGCTAAGCCCCCATTACCTTTTTATACAGTGTTATACTGGGTTATACTTGTTACACTACGTAACCGAGAGGGGTGATAAAGCTGAACAACTAGAAATACTGCCGCATATACTCGGCAGCATCTAGTAAACTAATCAAGGAGCCGTCCCTCATGATGCGTAAGCTGCAACTTATTGTCACAACTATTGTAGCCTCTGCTGTGCTGGGAGGCACAGTAGGACAAGCAGCCCAAGCAGATCAAAGCGCACAGCAGATAGTGCAACGTGCGGTGTGCCATTACTTCAAGGGTAAATTATGTACTACAGCAATGAGGATCGTGAATTGTGAAACGGGAGGATCTTACAATACTCCCTGGGCAACCAACGGACAGCATCATGGTATCTTTCAAATGGGATCACAGGAAAGAGCCACGTATGGAGATGGAAACAACATTTGGGCACAAGCCAAAGCAGCCTACGCATACTATAGCGTGGCAGGATTCGGTCCGTGGTTGAACTACGAACCACCGGGTTGTGGCTATTAAGTAAAAATTAACAGCCGCTAAAAAGTGTTAGAAGGGGCGCAGCCCTGTGCGTGTGGAGAGAGTTACACTCACGAGCGCACCCCTTCTAACATAACGCCCCCCACACTATCTAACGCGGCAGGATAAGTGTGGGGGGCTTCTTTATGCCTAAATACGCAATTACCCTAAGTCTTGATTAGGTAGTTGACCACCAAATACGCAGAAGAATCGAGCATACCAGCTTGTCCGATAGTACCACCAATAGCTACAGCACCACTAATACCTGGCAACGAAGTCGGGTTACCAACTGAGATTCCTGTGGCAGCATTGAGAATACCAACGCTGCGCGTATCCGTACCATCTGTCGCCTGGTCATCGCGAATTGTTCCAATACCACCGGGGTTACCACCATTCCAGTGATAGTAGGAATGTCCGTGTCCAGGATCACCGACGGCATGACCGTGGTTTGGTAGAGTAAGAGTGTGAGTAGCAGTTATACCATTTGTGTGAGCGTGTCTAGGTCTGCGAGTAGCTAGGGCAGCACCATCGTTGTTACCGATAGTAGAAACATCTGCGTGAGTACCCAAACCCACAGGAACACGTCCACGCATGTCTGGCACGTTGAATGTCGTTGAGCCATCTCCTGCTCCGAATGACGTTCCGACTAGAGCAAATAGAGTTGCGTATGTTGCTCTGCTAACTGGTGATCCATCGCACAGTAGCCAACCTGTCGGAGCTACAGTTCCCGCGAATTGTGTGATTGCTCCTGAAGGAATAGCTTGTGGGACAACTACAGGAGCAACACGTTTATCGGTAATCTTAGGGCCATTGATTGACGCCGCCCCAGCGGGAACCCGCACAGCAGCGAGAACTACTTTCCCCGCCGCAGCAGGAAATACAGGGTTACTAGCAGGAGTACCAGCAACAGCAGATTTAAGCCCTGTATTGTCAACACAAATAAGATCAAAGCGGGGATTTGTAGCATTAGCGGTTGTGATAGTGACGTTACCACCAGTAACCGCTACCTGCGTTCCTGCGACAGCTACGGTTCCTGCGGCTACAGCGACAGTCATGTTAGGCGTAGCCTGTGCAGTTACAGCACAACCAGTGACTACGCCTGTTCCAGCGAATGCGGGGACAAGAATGTCTCCGAAGTCTCTTGAGTCAGCTTGCGCTTGACTTGGATCTTCGGCATCCGCTGCATTAGGAATGTTGAATGCCATTCTCTCTCCTTTATAGCGAGAACCTCAGAACATCAGCTCCACGCATTGTAGATCCGCGCACAGTCCAAGCGTGCTGACCCGAATAGACAGTGTAAGTCATTTGAAGTCCGGCAGGCTTATTAGCCAACAGAGCAGCTAGCACAGCGGCAGAGTTAGGCGTTTCACTTGCCAATGTGTAAACCAGGAAATGATAAGGACTGGTATCTCGTTCGTGAACCACGACTGTTTGAGTTCCAGTGAGATACTGGAGTGGCGCAGCTTGTAGTGCAGCCACCGTTCCACGTTTCCAGTTGCCAAGCCCGATTATCTGTTGACGTTGTTGGTCTGGCGAAAGCCCGACTGTTAGCTTAGCTCCGACAAACTGAGCTAGCCACGGAAGCGCCTCATCCGGCGTTCTAGTGATGTCAATAAGAATCGAGTAACCAGGCTTGCCATCGTCGGTATCGCTAGCCCAATCTTCCACGTCCTGAAACAACGGATCGCTTAGCCCACTAAGATAGATGTTTAGCGAGTTGTTGTTTTGTAGATCAGCATAGAACATCGGCTCAAGCAGGTCTACCAGTGATTGTTTAAATGTCTCAGGCATTGGTGACCGTGATTGTTCCAGCTTGAGTAAGAGCTGCTGGAGTTGTCAGTGAGACATTGGCTGTGCCGCCGTTCACCGTGAGGCTGATTACGTGATCGACTCCAGTGACATTAGTGATAACCGTGATTACATCGTTGTAAAAGAGAGTCGGAGTTTCAACCCAACTATTCGACGATGAACCTTGTTGAACAGTTGGATCTGTGCCCCACGTAGCAGGACTGAGAAAATTTTGAAGTGCTGTCGTAATCGCGGAATTTGTCGCAGTAGGATCAAAACCCGGAACCAAGTGAACACTTGCTACAACGGTGATTGTCGTATAATGTGGATCAATGACATTCACGATAAAGTTCACTTCCCTGTTGCTCTGTAATAGCGAGTTAATCTCGTTCTTTACCGTTGTACTGACAGCAGCGCCATTTGCGTCAACTGCGGCTACTGCAACCATTCGCTGATTATTGTAGGAACTGTCTGACGGGTTGTATCCATCGATCGCGACAGTTCTAGCAATTACAGGATCAGCGGTTAATGCCATAGCTGCGAAATCTGCTGGAAGGATTGGACGCTGAGATAGCTGCTGCATTCTCGTAGATAGTCTACCGAGATAAGCGTCGTCAGTTTCAGCATCAGCTCCACCAACGGTAGGATTGATTAGCGTAACACTCTGTACGTAATCGAGAACATCGATCAACTGGATTACCGAGTTAGCCAATCCAATGCCGGTACCAGCTGCTCCGGGCACAAGCGCGGAAATAGTTACTGCACCCGCTGCTGTGGCTGTTTGACCAGCTGGGATAATTGTGTCAGCAGTAGTTTGAAATGTTTGCATTGCTCCTGTGCTGTCTTGGATTCCGACGTTCGTTCCCTGCGGAATCAAGTAACCCGCTGAATCTCGCATAACCCATGTAGTTGAGCCTGTGGCGCTGATAGCATCCAAAGGCGGCACACCAACCAGAGAGCCGTAATACCGGAAGATATCGTCTTGCACGTCACTAGCAATATCACGGTTCTCTGCTGCAAGTGCGGCTACAGCACGAATGATCCAGACATCAAGATTCCCGTCACTAGGCGTCCAGTTAGGAGCCAGGTTTATAATATACTGAAAGACGGACTGGCTTAATGACTCTGGATCAGTGACTAGAGGAATTCTGATGTATGCCATTTGTTACTGGCTCACCTCCACCGTAATCCTATCGAGCAGAACGTCATAGAAATCAGGCTGTTCTGTTAGAACGATGTTGGCTCGTGGTTCCTGCGCGTCTACAATGTCTTGAATCTCTGCACTGAGAACAGGCTGATTACGGAATAGCACATCTTCAAATCCGAAGTCTGGTGTATCATCTCTGAATCCGTATGGAGTACGAATGATTACTTCGATACAGTTAGCAATCTCAGCGAACGTGTCTTGCTCCGTTACAGGCGTTCCCGCAGGTTGCAAATTGAACGGAATGTCGAAGTGCGGATTGTCTACTTCTATGTTACTCATGGTTCGGCCTTTTCTTTCTTACTCATAATGATGTCGCTCATAGACCTCATCGATGACGGTGGCAACGACACACCACCATTCTGTGAGGCTTTAAGTTGTTCCTCAAACTTGCCAATCAATTCAGCTGCTTGAGCGAGGCTGTAAGCTGAGACTATCTCAGCGGGAATTTCTCTGACGATGTTGCCATCCGCGTCACGTTCGATAGCGATTGGCTGGATCATGTATTTGAATGGTTCAATCATCGTTACCGCGACCTAGACTTGAAGCTTTCATACGCAGCCCGCTTGTTGCGATTGTTGTTGAATAGCCCGAATCCTGGTGCACTAACGCCGATGTTGAGGATTGTGTAGACGCCGAAGCTGGCAAGGCCAAGGCTGGCGCGTGCATCCATTCCATGAGCAACGCAATCATTCTGATAGGCGTCTCCATCTCTGTCAGCATTGCCACCGGCTTCTGTTGCAATAATTGGCGTGCCCTTCCAGTTGGGATAACTATCGAGCAGCGCACGGACGTTGGTTCCATTGTTACGGAACACCCAGTCCCATTTGTTCCAGCTGGGATCAACCAAATTCGGATCATCATAGAGATGTTCGTCCCACAGATCATAGAAGCGCTCACCATTTGTAGCGGCAAGCATTGCTTTTGCGTAGTCGTAACCGTCTTTCACCTTTTGCGTACTGGTTTTCCACAATGATGGGCCACAGACGACGCATTTCGAGTTAGCTGCTTTGATCGCCTTGTATGATGCGAGTGCGTACTGTGCCGCCGTTGCGGCAGGCCAGCCACTCATATCAGGCTCGTTATGTACGTTCACAAGATCAACAATTCCAGCCAACTGTGCAGCGTGTTGGGCATACAAGGCTTGATCTTCTCGCTTGTTATAAGGTAGATTCCACAATCCCATCACGACGAAGCCTGCATTTTTGTTGTCCTGGATCGCCTGATCCGAGCCAGGTGTGGCAGGCCACCAATCAACACGTGACCACGATGAATGACCGTTTGAGAGATCCTTCATACTGTTGAGCACGAACTGTTGGTCAGACGGCGAGAGATTCTTGAACTGGCTGTCGATGCTGAATCCCTGTAGTGGTAGTCCTGACGGTGGTTCAGTTGGCGGTTCTGTGGGCGGTTCGATAGGCACGTCACTAGTCTGTGCTTGGATAGTAATGCTGTCTCCTGGCGCTAACGTAATTGTGTCATGAACAGTCATTATTCTCCGTTCGACTTAATTGAACTGAATCCCATCTTGATAGCATTGGTAGCGTCTCTTGTTACAGCGCTCACGCAATCCGATGAACAGAATACGTGGCTCTGCGTCGGTTCGCCGTAGATTTCGTGAGTTACAAACAACCAACCGTATCGGTTAGCTGGATCAAGTTCATTCCCCGGACAGTCAGGATTGTCACAAACAATTTTGGTGTTCGTCGTTTCTTCGACTGGCATGTTCCTCCTTATGACACTCTTCTCGGCGTAACGATCAATGAGCGGGAGTCAATCAACAATGCACTCCCTACGTCCTGTGCGTAACGCATCCGAATCTCGTTGCCTGCCGCAAGACCGGCGAGAGCGACTGTTTGGACGAGTGGCCCGTAACCACCCGCTCCACTAATAAGGATCGAAGCATAGGGGGGATTGGGCGACGCGGCCCCAATCGCGATCCCCATGTGCACGAGTGATGCAGGATTGGCATACGCGCGAGCGTTCCCGATCACCTCGTACTCGCCCGCTCGCGGCACGATGAAATGAAGAATCGTCGCGCTATCCTGCCAACCCGTCGAGGCGCCGATCCCTTCTTGCGCAAGCGCGTATGCGTGTACCGGAGTACCACCAATGTATTCCCACTTGTACGCCGAGGTTGAACTTGCGTTGTAGCGGAACGTCCATTGGTATGTCGGGTTGGTGGTCGAGTCAACGAGCGTATAAACCTGACCATCGACAGGAGATGCAGGCAGACTCGTACCATATGCGCCAGTTGCAAATGAGTAATCTGTTTTGAGTACACCGGCAGCTGCACGATAGAGATTCAAGTCGGCGCCAACAGCACCACTACTCCATGACATTTTTCCATTCGTGTCCGTTGCGAAGCGGTAACCAAATGCATCACCGCCTATAGTCGTATAGAAGGCGGTATCGAGAGAGCCATGATAAGCGCGGAACGCCTTGCCAACACCAAAGTCACCATTTGTGTAGAGCGCGTTTGAGTACCAGCGATACATGATCGTATCAGCTCCTGCGTTACCTGGCCCCCAACCCATGCTGCCGTTCGCCTGCATGTACCAACGGTAGTTCGTATCGCCATCAACAACCGACGTAAAAGCAAAGGTACTAACAGACGCATTCGTGTTACTGAATGACGCATTTGATCCGAGTGCTCGTGCCCCGTTGCGGTACATGAATGTGTCTGTTACAGCTCCTCCACCAGGCCCCCAGCTCAGCTTGCCATCTACCTTCCCAATCTGAAACACATACTCACCGTCGTTGCTAGCCTTGAAGAATCCAAGTTCGGTTGATGTCAGTGCCGCGACAACGCCGGGAGTCTGTCCCCAGAACCAGATACCTTCAATGTCGTTTTCGGTAAAGAGTGCCCAATGAGACGCTGCATTACCACCATTGAAATCAAGCCACGCGCCGGTCTGGCCCGCCGATCCCGCTGGGGCCGCGATATAAAAACTTGGATAACCACCACCACCAGATGTATCAAAACTAAACTGGCCGCCACCACCAGAAAGATCATTTATATTGATTACGCTTGCAGCCGAGCGATACAAGTTCACGTCCGCAGCAGTAGTCGGTGATCCCCACTCCATCGAGCCATCGTTACCAAGTACGAAGTTGTAATGACCAGCACCCTGCGCAGCTGCGGTCAGCGCGGCACCGTTGTCATTGCGGAGCGACGTGAATGCGTTGTTGTAAACGATAAACTCGCTACTTGTCAACAACGAGTTTGCGCCGTTCCGATAGAGCGACGTATCGGGTGCAGTTGCACCCCCTACACCCCAACTGATTGTTCCGTCGCCACCGATCTTGAATGCGGGTTGCGCGTCGCCTGCAACGAGCATGTTCTGAACGAGACGGGTTGCAGCTGTGTTGACAGCATCTTTATCAACTTTGAGTGGGTCGCTTAGAACACCGACGAGTCCAATTGAGAAATCAGCACCATCACGATTGGTTGTCGCAGTAGAGGGGCCAACGTTGAGGGCGGCAGTTGCTGTGTGGAATGCTTGTAACTCAACGTAATCATTGACAGCCAATTGCACCACTGTACTGATCGGGATTGTGACAGCGACGCTTGCGAGTGTTGCACCAACCATTCCACCCTCGGCGAGAATGTTAGTGCCATTCTGCAAGATGCGTGCTGTGCGAGTTGTGCCCGACGTAGACGCGGCAAACGTTATGTGCCCCGTTATGACATAGGTTCCAGCTTTGACAATTGTGAATCGCGTTGGTGAACCGACAACCCAGAGATTGTCAACATCATAGCGCTCAGTGTCAAATGACAGAGATGTGTAAGCGCTCGCAGGAATCGACTGAGCAGTTGAACGAAAAACACGTGTACCAGAAACTCCTGGTGTAGCACCCGCGGGGCCTGTAGCTCCTGTTGGGCCTGTATTACCGATGGGGCCTTGTGCGCCTGTGGCGCCTGTGTTACCAATGGGGCCTTGTGGGCCAGTAGCGCCAGTATTACCAATAGGGCCTTGTGGGCCTGTTGCTCCTGTAGCACCTGTTGATCCAGGTGGCCCTGGTACTGTACTATTAGCACCTGTTGCACCTGTTGGGCCTTGTGGGCCTGTTGCACCTGTTGCACCTGTGGGGCCAGCTGGGCCAGTAGGGCCTGGTGGGCCAGCAGGGCCACTACCAGCAGCACCGATTTGTGCCCAATGACTATCCTCAGCATCATACTGGAACATGAAACTGTTGTGGTTAACATCGGCATCCTCGCCAATCCAGATATCCATATCTATTGGGCTAGCCGGTGTACCACCGGAGTATGGTGATGTCGTGATTTTTGGCGAACGTGTGGGAGGCCACCAAGCGACGACAGTTACTCTCATGTCGTTGTCCATTACAACGACACATTCATCGCCTCTCTTTGGGAGAGCGTAATTGTCTCTCGTTTGCCACGGACAATCTTCCCATCTCGTACTAGAATCAAGATTGGGAATAATGACATCTACGGTATCGAGGAAATCCGTCGCGTCCGAGGCGATAGTTGCAGCCCACACCCGATCGATGTTAAGCTGAGACTCGGTATCTTCGTAAAGAAATGGCATAATGTTGTGTCGCCTCAATAACCTACGTGAATGTGATTACAGTGTTCATTAAGTGTTGCTTCGCCGTAGTAGGTTTCGGGGTTGTTGGGAATACAGTAAGCCAAACATTGAGGATCTCTATGATTTCCGTAGCCTGCTGTAATCAACTGTCTTGGTGCGAGTTCGGATGGAGTATGATGCAACAAATCGTCGATCTGCAAAACCAAGTTCTTAGCCTGTGGTGTATTTTGGTTAATTGATATTCCATTAATTGATGAAATATCTACTGCGTGTCCACCCGCGTGACCAGTCATGCTATCACAATGGTGATCCGAACAGAAAGCAAACGTTCCAATGCGGTAGCCATTTCCGATTAGCCAAAGAATTATTTGGAACACGCGAGTATCCATTGTTACTTGTCCACCACATTGTGAGTTTACTTTCTGGCCGCGCATCGTTGCTGTGATGTCAGTCAAGTCACCAGGATTATCGGCATGATATTTTCCAAGCAAATTCATTTTATACAGCTGATTGGCAATCTCTGGTAGATCGCCTGTTGCAATGCCTATGTTTGGATCTATGGGTTTGCCACTGTGCGGGTTTACCACCGGAGGGCCGGATACAGGCAACCATGTTTTTAGTTCGCTTTCGTTGCCCGTTAGCGGTTCAGGCAGTACAGGACGCGGTTTCTTGAGTGTGATGGTGGCTTGTAGATCAAACAAAGAACGACTGTACTCAGTCACAATCCAGCGACCATTCCACGGCCCCATATTCTGAATGACTACACACGTTCCCGGAGGTGCCATCCATCTACCAACGTCTGCGGTAACTGTCAGCTGTGCGGCTTTTGACAGATGCTTGTAGGAACCATCTATGCCCATGATTCCATCCATGAACTCAGTGAGATTGTATTGCGGCTGCTGCTTGAGAAGTAGATCCTCACTGATCCAGTAGAAAGTTCCACTGACAAAGAAAGCTGAAAAGTTCACTTCACCCGCTAGACGTTGAATACAACTCCAACTATTTTCCGCCAAGCGTACTCGCTTGTTTCCACGACCTACAATATTACCGCGGAAAAAGTAATATGCTCCGCCATTAGTACTTACTCCAGGAGTTTGGATTCCTAATCCACTGTTTATTGCATTTGAAACACCTGTAAACATTCCATTCGCGAGAGAAGCAAGACCTTCAGTGTTTCCACTCTTATCGGCCGCCACCATGCCATACGCATTTACGAGATTGTTCGCTTCGGGAACCCACTGTTGAGGCAAGTATTTATCTTGAGCAGCACAGTGCTGGACGTTATAAGACAATTCCCAATCCGGAATACCTGGATGATCTATATCATATTGTATAGCATGACCGGGCGATCCGTAAAACATTGCTGAGGACGTTTCAGGATTCATACGATCCACTAGCGATCCCCAGCTCGAACGCTGCTGGAATAGTCCACGGCTATCTGGGCCTGCTTTATCACCGTAATCAATATTTTGCAGAGTGCTTTCTTGGATTGCTGTCGCCACGGCGGTTACAATACATTTGCGAGTAGCACCCAATCTTTTACCGACTCCGATTATTATACCAGCATTAGTTTTTTGATCGTCGGTGATAGGCACACCTTTGACTGTCAATCCTGCGGTAGGTATGAAATTCTTATAATAAGTTTGCGCCCAAGCGGGAATCTGAGATTTTTGGGCAGGAGTGAGATGTCCACTCTTAGCGTTGAAAGCGGCTACGTTGATTCCCATTTGCTTGTTGATGAATTTGTCTGTGCCAATCAAATCACCAGGGAACCGTTCTTCGGGCTGAATTGTGCGAAGCTCAGGAATTACTACTGGAATGTGAAACTCCTTAACCTCACGAATCAGGTTGAGAACGAACTCAGCTCTCGTAGCGTTTGTGCGATTAACCTTCTTCCACTTGGTATATTCTCTCAACACAGCAATCTCTCGATCCTCAAACGTGAGAGTCAACTCATCACCCGACTTATCGAGTCCCGCGAGTCTAAACCACAGACCATCGACCTGTACGTCCAACTTGTTGGTCAGCTGACCACTAGACAGCACAGCTCTATCGTAGTCATTGATGACCACGGTAAGCGCGGACGATGCTTCAATCGAACGATCTATGGTGGCGTCCACGATTCTATCAGAAACATCGAACTGTATTTTGCTAGAAAAATACAGCATGAATGCTTGAATCCCGACATCTTCACCCATCAACTCACGTTGTACGGCAGCAGGATCGATCTGCGAAAGCTCTAGCTTACGAATCGCTGGTATGCTCTTAGACGGTTGTGCCATGGTTAACTGTTACCTAGGATTCCAGTGAATTGGTGGAACACGTCCACTTGTATCGGGCCGGTTATCCGCTGTTTCTTTCGAGAATGCCATTCCCTTAGGCACCGGAAGTACATTGGAATATGTAGACCCAGAAGTGCTAGGTGGAACTTTGATTGTTTGACCAGTTTTGACAGTTTTAGGATCACGAATTTTGTTGGCTTTCTTGATGGCTGCAACTGACACACCATGTTTCGCAGCAATCTTCCGCACAGTCTCTCCCGATTTAACGGTGTGTATCGTAAGTCCTGTAGTCGGAGACAATTTTTTCAACACGGTTTCGGGAACTATTTGTAGAAGGTGAACGGTTGCGTCTTGCCTCAAACGCTCGCCTTTTGTCCAACCTTTACCAGACCTCCAAATGGTTCTCGTTCCCCAATCAATTCCTTCGATAACCCACTTAGCTCCTTTAACTGGAGTAGGCCCATCAATCATGATTGTTCTAGGAGGCGTAAGATCAGCGTTAGAAAGAAACATTCGATTGAGTTCTTGAATGTCTCTTTCCACACTCACATTATCAACCCATCCATCGAACATTATAGATAGATCCATTCTCCACGGATCTACACCAACCCACTGAACGGCTGAGGTTCTACGCGGACGCTCAACTAGATTGTAGCGCGCTCCACCACCCGTAATCACAGGAGGCGCTTCTCCGCGTCTAACCATGATATTCGGCCCGTTAGGCAGACACCGAATGAGATAATAATTACTAACGTCTAGCGGCATAATCTTGGTTTGCCCTCGCTACTGCTTCGGCTAGAACTTTGCGGTCTAGCATGATTTGTACGTGAACTGGTCTATCACTTCCCATATTTGCGAAGCTGCCTATGGGATTCACGCTTTCTCCACCATGAGCCATAATCAGTTGAGGCGATCCCGTAGGCCCAGGTACAGTTCCTCCACCCTGGAATTTGAAGGGAATAAAATCTCCGAGATGAAATATATCATGCAAGACCTGTCCAAAGTGGCCTCCGCCACCTCCATGAGGAGCAGCAGTAACCTGCCTGCCCGGAATCATAGTACGTGCATATGAACCAATTCCACCGCTTAAAACACTGGTAATACCATGTCTCAACCAAGGCGGAATACTCTTCCACAACTTGCCAAACCAACCAATCAAACCCTGAACTTCTTTCTCTACCGCTTTCATGTTTGTAACAATTTCGAGTAGCAGACCTGGTACAACACCGAACGGCCCAAAGCCGTTTATCAAAGCTTGACTCAATTGTTGTGAATGATTTACAATCCATTTCCACGTAGTCTGCACCAAATCGTGGAACTTCTTCCAATGGAAATACAAATATACCAACAAACCTATCACAATTACTATACCAGCTGCTAGAGCAACAGGCCAAAGAGCCAAAGCTGCACCCGCTCCTTCTGCACCAGCCGCTGCTGATTCTATACCAAAAAGACCTAAAAACTGTCTGGATAATCTCGCAAGAATTCCACTTCTCTCAAAATCCTTAGATGCTTTATACCAACCGCTCAAACCACCAATTTTTTCTGCTTCTTTCATCGCAAAAGCCCATGCAATCCATGCAGGAATCAATTTGCGTAGCTCACCATAAAGGCCCCTTGCTCCCATCGCTTCAATTTGCGATTTTTCAAGATCGGTAAGCAAGATGAGCGCTCCCTTAACAGGAGCTAGCGAAAGTCCATATAGATCCATGGCAACACTTGCCGCAAGGAGCGCACCTTTTTGGATGAAAAACAAAGTTGTGAGAACGCCTACAGCAATTCCGAGTGTTTCAGCTGCAATACGTCCAGCACCGAATGCGTTGGTCAATTTATCTATTGGCCAAAATACATAATTGACAACTTTGTACAGGAAAAGAAATGATCCGATAAGTCCCTTCATGAAACCATCAAGAAACATAAACGTGTTAAGAAGAGCATGTGAAGCGGGAGTCAACCGCTTATCCATCGCTTCTGCAATAGCAGTAAGCGTTACAGGTGCATTCGTTTTGCTCAACTCACCCAGCAGGGCTTTATCAATTCCTCCAAGCGCGTCAGTCAATTTGTTGAAAAGCCCAAGCGATGCATGACCAGAACCGAATCGCAGAATATCTTTGAACGTCGACCATGCACCGGAGAACGTACTCGTAGACAATCGCGTAGCAGCGCCCGCAAAGCCCTTATTTGTATTAGTAAATTTAATAAAAGCTTGCGCTGCGGTATTTGCGTCAATCAGACCAGCAGATACTTCTTGTCTGATTACTATACCCGTTGTGTGGAATGCAGCTTCCAACGCTTGAACCATCGGAATGTTGTCTTTGCCCATCTGATACAAAAGCTGACCAGTCAATCTTCCGATATCAAACATGTGAGCCATAGCAAGCGAAGCTCTTTGGAACGCCGCTCCCGAAGTAACACCCATTGCCGACAAAGAGTTGGCAATAGCCATTATAACACCATTTGTTTCTTTGAGATTTTTAGTGAATGGCAACAAATGCTGAGTCGCCTGCACAATATCGGGGAACTGGAATGGAGTTTTCGCTGCTATGATATACAGACCATTAAGCTCTTTCTTGACACCTGCGGCAGTTGGGATAAATCCCTTGAATGCGACCTGAGCATTCTGCATCACACTGTTAAACGCGAAGCCCATCTTGAACAACTCAGTCGTTGCACCAACAATACCGAGAGTACCGTAAAACAGGAAACGTCTAGCCATGAACAATGCTTGGTTCATCGCAAACGAACGTGCCGTAGCACCTTTCATGGCTTTATCGAGCGCGACAGTATCTCTAGACATAGACCTAGTAGCAAGACCGGCTTTAATCATCTGAGCCTCGTACTCAGGCCCGCCTGTCATGTAGAGTCTGACTAGAATCTGTTGTGCACCACTAAGTGAACTAAATGCCACTTGTCACCCTAACGCTTGAATAGCTTGCCGACTTGATTAGCGATATCCACAGCCAAACTATGATCCAGCTTAGTTCTCACATTCACTACTTCTTGAGCTACTAGCAACATAATAGCTCGCTCCAGACCATCAGTAGTTTCAAGGAATCTCATGGGATCTAACCCGAGAGCACCCAACTGTCCAGCAGTTTTGATACTCTCAGTATCTATTCCCCCAGTTGCCACAATTCTGCTTCAAGATCAGCCTTCGTGTTTTGCAACCACCGCTGTAGACGTTCAGCGTGATTGATGACAGCCATGTCGTTTCCACCGAACAACTTTCTTACCACTTGACGAGCACTTCTTACTTCTCCATTCAGATTCATCATTTCAGCTAACCGTGGATCGAACATCATAGGCATACCTGTTTCCTGTGGATCAAGCATCACAGGTTCAGGTACGTCCTCGGGTTGGACATACAATCCATCGCAGAGATAGATCATAGTGTCCATCGCTGTAAAGAGGTTCCGCGACCAAACGTCTTTTACTTCACGCTGAACCTTTTGAGCTATTACTGCAAGCTCCTTGCCATTGTTAGGCATATGATATCGAACTTGCAGACCAATTCGCTCGTATCCCTTTATGGGAATGTATACATCTCGTGTTTCGCTTAGCTCACGTAGCTCTTCCCTGAAAACATCGATAAGCGAAAAATCGGCCCCCGGTTGAAAAGACAGCACAGGCCCCGAGACGATAGTGTCGTCTAGTTCAGTGTGTTCACCTTGAGCGCTTACATCTTCATCTGAAGCTTCAACCCCAAGTGTTTCATCACCGATTTTGTTCGTGTATTCGTCTGCCATGCTCTCTCCTTTCCATGGCGGTTGCTAATTCAGACTCTAATTACCGATTCACCGGGGGCCTTCTGGCTAGTATAATTGCGTCGAAGTCGATGAGACTTAGAGCGAATGACAGTAGCCCGCCAGCCAACCAGGCGAACGCATTTCCTGAATCGAACACACTTGTAGAGATTAGTACCGCGACGGCGAAGCTAACTATCGCTCCTACGATGAGAATTAGATGAACCATTATGCTGCGTGTGGAGGACTGTCGGTTGACACTTCAATTTCGATCATTGCGGCAGCTGTGGCTTCCGAGTCAACATCGGGAACTAGGACTCGCTTGAGAATGCCATGCCAGAAGATCGAGTCACCGTAAGGGTGTCCATTCTGATCCATCGGAGTCTGTGAGACTGTGACAACACCGTGACCCACAGCTCCCAATATGACATTGATGTCCTGGTGATCGTCAACGCCATCGTACAATCTCTGTAGCACGACGTTGGCAGGAGTTACTCTACCACCTAGAGAAATCTGATCGTTCATTCCTCCGGGGTAATACTTCACTTCATCCGAATCCAACTCACCGCCGGTTTTCTTGTCCCAAATTCCGAGTGAATTTCCCAGCAGCGTTACACGTATAACCCACGTATCCTGGCGTAGACCGTGTGTACGCTTTGGAATCTGAGTAGCAGCCATTTATTAACCTCCTCCCACCAAATTGAATTACAGCGTCTGAGTGATCTGGCGCTTCACGATCTGGATGATAACCGCCTCGGCGAACGGTGCCATCTTGACTCTGCAAACTGCGTGAAGCTCGTTGTTTGCAATTGTCGAGAGAGTATTCACATCGGGGCCTGTATCGACAGCAAACGCCTGTGCGGGTGTATCACCGAAGAATTCACCAGCACTGTAATGAAGCATGAGCTGACCAACTAGAGCATCGTCGAATGCGTTGATCGTACTTCCGTTCTGGCCGTCGATCATATCGAACATGAAGTTCTCGCCCACGAGATTCAACTCAGCAGCCAGATCAATGAAAAGCCGCGCATTCCCGAAATCAACCCAGGAAGGATCACTCGCTGCATTTGTGAGTGAACGCCATCCGTAGTTCCTGATACCGCCATACAGTCTGCGGATGATATTCACGCTACCAGCGTTGAGCGCGGTTCTAACCGCATCCGTGAAATCAGGCTGAGTCAAGTCAGTCACGAATGATGCCTGACCCAAGTTACCTGCGGCAGGCATGTTAGCTCCGTAAGCAGGATCATTACCGGCAATCATGCCAGCGATGTATGCACACGGAGGAATTGCTCTCACCGTTCCAACTGTAACACCTGGAATGATAACCCATGGTGAGAACGCCGCACCCATTCGACTCACTGAATCAGCAGCACTTGACAGAAGTGTTGCTTGCGTGGGCGAATCAGGTAGATCAGCGAGATACACCCTGTTATTCGCTTCCGCGTGAGTCTTGAGTTGGTTGTGAGCCACCGAGCTTGTCCTACCAGGCTCAGAAACCTGACCCGGCCCGAGACTTGGTGAAAACAAAGCAAGTGCAACGGCCCATTCGTTATCAGTGATAGTCGCCCTTTGATCGTTACCAGCAGACATCGCGGCAGGCGCGACGTTCGCCGGGTTATTTGCACTTGCGCCAAGCGTGATTCTGATGTAGTTACTGTACTGACTCCAAGAAACAGCCGCTCCCTGAGTTAGCAGATCGCTAGACTGTTCAAGAACGACGTTGTTGATATCGGTTACCTGGATTTGGAATGAGCCGCTTGCACCACCGGCAACCACACCAACCTTGTATTGGTTCGACCATGCACCAGGCCCGAAAGCTGTAGCAACCAAGCTGATAGCGGCACCCGCGTCATTCAAGTTAAGGAATCCGCTTGTAGCTCCTGGGCCAACCACTCTTCCGATGTAGACATTTTGTCCACCCTCGCGGAAGAAAGTTTCTACAGCATCACTCAGTACGCTGTAAGACTGTCTTGCACCGTACACGGTATTGAACTGAGTGAGACTCTGCATCAGCATAGCTACGTTTGCAGGCCCACGATCCGTAGTTCCTGTCGCAAACCAAGTACCAGTGTCAACCGAAATTGAGACTGGTGTAGCTACATCTAGCAGACTTACGAGTACACCTGGTCTACCCGGCATTAGGTCTTAACCTCCTCTCCAACCGTGCTAGTTGTATTTGCAGGCTCAACTTCAGGTTGAGGTGCGTTCTCAGTTTCGAGCACGACACCTGTGGCATCGATGAGATTACCAGAAAGCTCCTCGTTACCAGCAGCAGCCAAATCTTCGTCAGTCATGTCGATGTAGTCTCCTGGCGCAACCCAGGGACAAGTGCCATCTGCCTTGAAGATTTCGTGTGCGTGATTACCGACGAACCTGTACTTCGTGGGAGTCACTGATTTTGCTTTAGTGTCTGCCATTTATTTCACCTCCTAGCTGTCTGGCAATTGATCGATTTCGATGATAACCTCTTCGACCTCTGGGTAATCGGGCGGGGCCGTGATAATCGGAGTATCCGGGCCAGCCCACTGATTCATGATATCTTGGATATCCACGCTAAACCAGAGGCTTGCGGCCTTATACAATTGATGCTGATTCGTGATAGGCAGATTGACGTATGTTTCTTCGATCGGATAGATTTCCCGAATCCCATAGATTTCTCCGCCAAGATCAGCTTGCTGTGCAAGCATGGCTCTCACCGCAGCACCGTAACCCTTGACACGCAGATTTGCTGACTGTTCATCTTTTGCGCCAGTGGCTACGCCGACTCCTAATCTCCAGACCACTCGATATGATCCATCACCAGTTTTTACTGGTGGACTCATCCAACCAGGGGATATCACTACAACCTTGGGAATCTTCTCTCCCGGCTCAGCCTCGAAACTATTGCGAGTCGTGTAATTCTCTGGGTGTGGGAAAAGATTTTTTGACACTCCCAACTGACGAGCAATCTCTGCGAGATATGTCGGGAACCATTTCTGTAGCGTAGCTGTCACGGCTTCCTCGATTTGCGAAGCAGACAGCATCCTCCCGAAAACAGCACTAATGGTGCCGGTTGCGCCAGTTGTCGGTATTACTGGTGGGACTACGTTAGTCACAAGTAATCGCCCCGCTACGTCGCCCTAGAACGGAATGCTTTCATCGTGGAAGCCTGTTCTATCGAAAGGCTGCAAAATATGAGTGGCAATCATATCGCGCCAATTCTGTTCGTCCTTCTCACGAAACTTGAGAAACGGACGTGCAGGAATTTCATGCACAAGATTCTCGGAGCCATATTGATGCACGAAGGCCCAGGGTCTATCAGTACCAAACTCAAATCCTACTGGACTCTCATCTATGGTTAGAACTTGATGCTCTGCACCGGGAACTGTGAGAGATTCAATCAGCTGTCCGGTATCGATGAGAATCGCCGAATGGCCTTTTTTCTCAATTGTACTCGGAGCCAGACGTTTCCACGATCCGCCACCTCTACGACCTTCACTGATAAAGACTTGGTTTACAATTTCCATCATATCTAGGGCTATTTCATACTTGACCGGCCCAAGATCCACAGCCCTCTTACCGCTATCGACCATACGGTCAGCCACGATCTTTGGCGTCCCATAGTCCGTTATGTGGAGAACCATTGCCATGTAATCACCTAGAGAATCATACTGAGGGTGAATGCTCTATCTGTGTCATCCACCGGGAAGAAGTCTACAGCTTCAAGATCATCTACCGAGGGGCCTGGGGTTGTACCCACGCCACCCTCGATAACCATAGTTCCTTCAACGATAGCCTGTAGCATGGCAATTGCTTGATCGTACAACCGCTGTGCGAAGTTTTGATTATCGATAATCAGCGACGTTCTAGCTGAAAGCTGAAAGTAAAGACTAGCGGCAATCAGCATCGAGGCTATCTCACGAATAGTGTCAGGCGTCGTGGTGGGAGTCTGCCATGACATCAGTGTTACCTGATCGACTACTCGACTGAGATACGCTCGAACGATGCGAGCCGCTGAGACTTGAATCAAATCTGTGTTATCCGCAGTAGCCTCGATAACATCGCCGTCCAGGTGAGCATTAACATCATCAAGCGTCGCCATAATCTCGATAGGCGCTGCGTTGAATACTGGCTCTGTCTGCTCGACGTTTCCATCTTCATCGACAAGATCAACCCGATACCAACCGATGCCGACATCGAGAGTCGCCTTTTCAGTGGTAAAGTAGAGAGGCTCAGGATCAGCGGGATCAATCGCAAGAACTGCGATAGCCTGCGAATCAATCAGATTCCACGGCCCCATATCAGAGGTGGACTCGTTGATCTTTAGCTGATTCCAGTGCTTTCCATCGTATCTCGGAATCAGCTCATAGTTTCTAAACGATACGATCATCTGATCCTCCCTGTTGCCCTCGGTACTATCCGTCCACGAGTCGTGTGAATTGCTTTACCCGCACCTACCACATAAATGTCGCCGCGTGTCATATGTACGATCTTACCCGGTTTACCAGTAAGGAGTCCGGCGATCTTAGCAACCCCATCATCATAACCTGTGAAGAAATCGGCCCCCCGCTCAAAAACCCGCACAGCAGACGAATCGAACGTAATGACGATATCGAGTGAACCGAGTACGATGTGATAAACAACCGCCTCATTGACGACACCATTCTGATCGATGGTTGCCTGAGCAAACTGGTAGCTGACGGTTTCTGTCGTTGTACTATTGGCATCGAGTCCAACCTTGCTTGTGCCAATGCTACCGATTTCACTGATGAACGTGCTACCACCGTCAGAGATAATCTGTGCGACAAGTGCAAATGCCTCAACTGTACTAGTGTTCGTGTCACCAATCGTAACAAGGATCGAAGCCGTTGTTTCGGCTGTAGCACTGTTTGCGTCGGTGGTGGTGACTGTGGCATTTGTGTTGGTCGCCGTTTCTGCTGTGCTGCCGTTACTATCAGTAAACGTGATCGGCGCTACAAGCAGAGATATTTCAGTGACCGTGCTATTTGTGTCACTAGCGGCGACCTGATTGAATGTCGCGTTACTACCCGCTTCTGTCGTTGTCCCGTTTGCATCGGTACCCGTGACAATCGTCTTGGGCGTAGAAGTTTCAGTTAAACCATTGGCGTCACTAATTATGATTGACGCTACAAAAACACTAGCTTCGACTGGTACACCGTCTGTGTCTGAGCTGATTGGTTTTGCAACAATCGCAGGAGCTTCGGTTGTTGCTCCACTCGTATCAGCCGACTGTGGATTGAATGTGGGAACTCCCGCTGTTTCAGTTACAGTTCCGCTTGTGTCAGTTGCGGGAATTGGAGTACCTGTTCCAATCGAAGCGGTATCTGCGATAGTTCCTACATCCGATGTTTGAGCGATCCCAACGGTAGAAGTGGCTTCAGTTGTAGTTCCATATACGTCGGTAGCTATTAGATTTGTAACGATTACCGATGCTGTTTCGGTCGTTACACCATTCGTGTCAGGCGTTAACTGGTTAAACGCGAAAGCTGCTGTCTCAGTTGTTGTGCTATTTACATCAATCAGAGCGGGTTTATTAATTAATGAAAGCGTTTCAGTTGTTGCACCGTCTACATCACTACTACCAATCTGAGAAGTAAGCGGGGCTGATTCAGTAAGAACACCATCGACATCAATACCATTCAATTTTGCGACAGACGTTGCAACATCAGTTGTTGTTCCGTTGACATCTGTAGCTGAAATAGGTGTCGAGGTTACGAACCATTTGTTCCGCAGGTAACTTTCGGCTTGTTGACGCTCCGTATCAGTGAGCACACGATTGTAGATCAGGACTTCGGCAACCTCGCAATCACTCGTCTCAGTTCCGGGAGATACATCGTAACCGCTCAATCCGAATGTTCCACCCAAATCCTGCGAGCCACTACCACCATTTGTCAGAAATGTTCCATCCGAAAACATTCGCACTGGATTCGTGCCAGTTTTATCGAACGAATACAGTTTCCAATCAGTAGTTACAGGAGGACAACTCGTTGGTTGTCCAGCAGCCCACGCACCATCAAACAGACAATCCTGCTGACCAGTCCACCAGCCAAACAGTAGGTTCTCCGGGAAAACAGCAGCGCCAATTCGTTGTGCATTTGCACCCGTCGAAGTCATGTGTGCTACGTACAACAACGTGAACGGAGACGATGCACCCGTACCATTCAATCGTATAGCGCCCTGACCAGCTAGGAAACGCACAACACCTTTTCCTTGCAATCCAGGCGTCACATATGTCGGCGACGGGGTTCCAAGCACAGTTCCCGGTACAGCAGCATTCGCTAGATTCGTCCATGAGCTTACGCTTGCCCCGTTACCTAATCCAAGTTGAGAAGCGTCAAGCCAAACTGCCAACCCCGTTACCGGAATTAGTGCAGCTGACTCGGTAACTGTTCCATTCGTATCGCTCGCTGAAATAGGAGTAGCTGCACCGCTGACACTGGCACTCTCGGTCGTTGTGCTATTTACATCTGTGTTTGAAACTTTAGCAACGCTAGTTGTTGCTTCGGTAGTAGCACCATTTGGATCACCTATAGCGGAGATAGCGGTTGTCAGATTTTCAACCGACGATCCGCTATCCGTTCCCGAAACGAGTGTCGATGCTACAATACTTCCACTTTCAGTTGTCGTGCTATTGGCATCGGTATCTGAAATTGGTGTATTAACGGTAGGCGTGAAAGTAGGAGTTGCAAGACGACTACCACCAGCTGCTTGTCCGGTGCGAATCTGAACATCTGAGTTGTTACTGCCTCCCGCCGTTGTAATTTCCCAAGCAAGAGCAAAGAACAGATACTCGTTGTTGAGTGTGATCGGTGTACCGGGATTCCAGGTGATAACGGAAGTCACGTCAGCCGTAGTTGAAAGAGCAGCACTCGTCGATCCAACTATAATGGCACTCGTCAGTTCAGTGTAAGGGCCTGAAAACGCACTTGTGGACTTGAATACACGCATACGCATTCGGCCCGCCTGTGCTGATGCCGTGGTCGCCCTGACAGCAAACGTGAATACCCACGGTGCAGCCGCAAACGTGCCGTTCAGAGATGCAGGTATTTCAAACGAATCGTTGCCCAGAGCCGTAGCAGGTACAGGCGTTGTACTGAAAGTGCCCGAACCAAGCTTGGTTCCTACTGCGTATTGCGACATGTTCGTAGACGCAACTTTTGCAACCGTCCAGCCGTCTGCACGAGTCGCTGCCGTCTGGTCTACGCCGTCAGCGAGTGCGGCGCCACCGCCACCACTTATCACCCCGGTGGTGACCGTATAAGTCTTGGGCGATGCAATTCCACCGCCAACATCGTCGAGCCGTGTTGCTGTGCTTGTGCTCGAAATGAAGATGCCAATATATCCACTCGTCCAAGTGGTATCTGTAATTGTTCCACCGACCGCCGAGAAGTTGACAGCCGCCGCAGCCTTATACTGAATTTGATGAACACCTGCGGCAGTAACAGAGACACCAAATGCATCTCCTGCCGCTAATGCCTGTGTCACCGCAAGGATGGTTGTGAATGAACCGCCCGCCGTATATTTTGCGATCCGAAGTTCAGTAGTGCTAACGTTATAATAGAGACGATAACCGTTGGGCGTAGCGGTGCCATAGCCAGTAACGAAATATTCAACACCAGCATTACCACCAGTAGCCGCATATGTACAAAATGCCTCGATTGGCCCAGTCAGTGAACCGAGCAATGTGTTGACAGCATCGCCAGAAGCAGTAGTCGCCGTCAGTCCGATTGCATTGCTAATAATGGACGGACTGATATCTGTCGAGAACGTTGGTGCAGACCAATCAGAACCAAGCGACGACGCATTTGCCCGGTTGGCATTCTCGAATACTGCTGTACTAGGAAATGCCATTAATTCATCAGCTCACACGCTCGAATTTGTAAGAGCAACCAGGTTTGTCAGTGATTTGACCAGGATGCGTAGGCCACACGTTACAGCCATTCAAATAGTACGAGTGTTGGCGGTCGGTACATTGGAATTGATTGTTTGGCAGCAATGCCAACAATGGACACGCACCAACAATCGGCGGTTCACCCATTTCACCTTGGAATGGATCACCCCAACAACATTGTCCACAACGACAACATTCACCCGTACGGATGAATATGCCATCTTCGTAAGTGAAAATTTCGGTTTCAGTTGTTGGCATTAAAAAAGGTGGGGGATTAATCTTCCGGCGGGAAAGACTAATCCCCCACGTCTGTCACGAGAAGGTTATCTGCGCGGTTAGCGTCCATGTTCCCGACGCCTTCGTCCCGAGGGCAGCTACTTTACGGTTTAGGTTTGTTGTACCAGTTGTGAATCCACCACCAGATGCTACAGTTGCACTAGCTGCAATCGTCCACTCTGCCCAAACGTAGTTAGCCTCAGACGTAATGAAGTCTGATTGAAAACTTACCGTCTGATTTGAGCGCGATGGATAAGTTGCATTCATCGCTTTGTAGAAATGGTTCGATGCAGCTTGAAGATCAGTCTGCGTAGCCGCTTCTGCTGTGCTACTATCGCCAACTCCTGTGAAAGCGTTGGCATTTGACCATGGGTTTGTGCTTGTCTGGTTTGTCAGAACAGTTGCAATCATGGTCATATCCTGCAACCGCTGAATACCCTCGTTCAACAGAAGGTTTCCAACGATTTCCTTGGTTATCTCAGCTTCACCCACAATCGCACGTAGAACGAAGCTAGAGATTCCTTCCTTAATAGGCACAGGCTTCGGAACCAACACATGCCTGACTGGTTGGACTTGTGAAAAACGCGCCCCTTTCAGAAAAACCGGCACAGGAGCAAGTGGGCCTGGCATATGTGTGAATCCGCGACTATCAAGCTTCTTACGCGCGAAGTCTACAGCCTCTTCACTCCACTTTTCACAAATCCATGTGGTTTGGTGGTTAGCTGTGTCAAGCACTTGCATCACCCGCTTGTGCTTCGTCGCCAGTTACAGCGTGTTTGTAATCCAGATTTGCCATAACTCTGACTTCATCTGGAACCTCTTCACCCTTTGAT